AACGCGCCGGGCATCACGACGTCGCCCACGGCATCGATGTTGTTGAAAACGGAGGCGAGGGCGGTGAACTGTCCTTCTTGCAGGCTCGCGTCGTCGGCGGCGGTGGCCTTCACCAGCACCGCGCACGTCTTGATCGGCATGGGTTAGGTGCTCCGCTCGCTCGACTGGGTGCTTGGGATTGAGGTCGGGGTGTCCTGAGCGCGCGGGAGCCAGGCTCTATAGAGGTTGAAAGGGGCCCGCCGAGTCCTGGGGCTGCCTCGTGGCGTGATCGCTACCCAGGCACCTTGAATCGCCCTCGACGGGCTTGGTTACTGCGGGACGGAAATGCTCACGTCGCAGTTGCAGTTGCTGTCCAACTCGGCGTCGCCGGAGCCACCGGGCCAACGCGACCCGTCGCTGAATTCGGCGTCGATGGCGACGGTTTCGCCGTTGAGGGCGGCGTGTTCGGGGCGCGGGTTGTCGCCGGTGATCCAGGTTTTCGTGGCGCCGTCACCGCCGTGGTGTCTGCCCGCTTCGACGGTGCCGAAGCCGGACATGGCAGATGTGAGGGTCGCGGCGATCTGCGAGGCGCGGCCGGACGGCGCTTGAGTGTCCGGGTCGGCCTTCCAGCGGTCGAACAGTGCGTTCACTGCGCCCAGCGCGGCGCCCACCTCGGCGGCGGCAAGCACATCGCTCAGGCGCCGCGCGGTGGTGGCGTTGATGGCCTTGGCTACGCCGTCGGCGTGCGCGGCGAGCCAACCTGCGATGACCTGCGGGTCGAAGTCGGCCGGGTCCAAGCCCATCTTGGCCATTGTGGCGCGAGCCGCCGACACCGCCATCTTGCTGCCGAGCAGCAGCAGATCAGCGGCCAGCTCTCCGTCCCAGCGGGACGCGTCGAACACGTCGACCACGGCTGCTTTGACGACTCCCCTGGACTTCTCCGCACCGAGCACCGATGCGATGGCGTTGCCCTGCCGGGTGAAGAACCGCGACAGGGTCACCGCGGCCTTGTCTGTCTCGGCCTGCGGCACACGCGCTTTCGCCAGCACTGCCACGCTTTTCGGCGGCACGAGTTCCGCCGGCGGGAGCGCCGGAGAACCTGCGGGTGGCGGAGTCACGCCGACGTTCAGCGGCCGGATCAGTTCGTCGCCGCCGTCAATCATCGGCAGGTTCAACCGGGCGCGTCCCTCATTGGGGACCATGTAGGGAGCACCGATTGCGGCTTGCAACTGAACGGCCTGCTCCTCGAAGCTACCGTTGAGCTTGGCGGCAATGTTGAACTCGACGTAAACGTTCTTGGTGTCGGGCACGTCCGGCAGCAGTTGCAGCTCAATTTCCTGCTGCATGTTCTCCAGCCACGGGCCGAGGCAGTCCTGATACAGGTTCTTGTGCAGTTCCTTGATGTTGGTGAACGTCGCGTGATCGAGGATGCCGACCATAGGCAGCGGCACGTGGTAGGTGCGGGCGACCTCTTCACGGGTCAGCTTGCGGGACTCGATGTACTGCGAGTCGCGGGGGGTGACGGCGGCGGCCGTGAAGGTCATGCCGTCCTCAAGAATCGCGGTTTCGCCAGCCTTTGTCGAGTCGCCGGAGTAGCTGGCCTGCCACTGGTCGCGGAACCGCTTCTTGGCTTGCGTCCCCCATTCCGGGGCGTCGACCGGGCGCGAGATGTAGCCGGAGAGCCGGGCGCCGTTGCGCCACAACTGTTCGCGGTAGACGTTCGCAGCCCACTCCTCGGACAGGATCTGCCGCAGGCTTTCCACCGGCGGAGTGCCAAGCCGGTCGTCGTTGGGGTTGTAGCCGCGAAAGTGGACGACGTCGTCAGCGCGGACCTTCAGGCGCGCACGGCTGCCGATGATCTCGTAGCCCTCAGGCTCCAACCAGTCGTCGCCGGTCGGAACGATGCGGCCGGGGCGCACCCGGCGCAGGGCCAGTGTCGTCCCGTCGTCGTCGCGGACCTTCAGCCAATAGCCGTTGTCGAAGATGCACACGTCGTGGACCAGCGCGTCAACCATCCGGTATGCCGTGGTGCTCGGATTCGGGCGCCCGAGCAGGGCCGCGAGGGGGTGATCGGTCAGCCGTACCCGGTCAACGTCACTTACCCGCCGGAACACGTGCAAGCCGAGCTGGGCGAGGTTGCGGGCCAGGAAGTCGACCACAGTGCGCAGTTCTGGTTGCGCCCGCCACAGAGCGGCGTAGTCGCGGTACTCGTTGCCGCCGATACGCATGGAGTAGACGGGTGGGGGTGCCGCGCGCTCCACGCCGCGCAGCGCGCCGGAAGAGACCACGAACGCCATGTGGTGCTCCCTTTATCCGGTGACTTGAATGAATTCGATTTGGCGGCGTTCGATGACGATCTCCCCGTCGACCGGGGCCGCTGCCGCGCCAGGCTCGTGCATGGTGACGTTGCGCAAAACGATGAGCGGGCCACGCTTTGCCCAGAAAATGCCGACGAAGGCACGGCTGGAGTGAAGATTGACAACGACCTTTTTGCGTAGCAGGGTGCGCCGAAAGTCGAGCCCGATCACTGGTCGGCGATCCCGATGTTGGCCGGGCGGTTGCCGCCCCATACGTGCGCCTGGCCGGTACCGCGTCGATGGTCGGAGGGGCACGGCAACTCTCCGTTTGCGGGAGGGTGACCGGTGAAGGCGACGCCCCAGAGCTTGCGCAGCAACTGCCAGCCGGGATTTTTGTCGCAGTACTCGCACTCGCCGGGGGCGTGCAGCACGTCCTGGTCACAGTGCGGGACCTTGCCCAGCTTTACGAAGTCCTCGAACGTCGTCATGACACGCCTTCGCCTTCGATCTCGTCGTTGGGGTCCTCGTACGCCGAGCGGCGCGGCTTGCCTGTGACCATTGCCCGCGAAAGGGCGGTGACGAGGGCGGCCACTCCGTCGATCTTGTCGACGGACCGTGCCCGGTCGGGTTTGACGTTGCCCGCCGGGTCCATCGCCACTGAGATGTTGTCGATCATCCAGCGCATGACCGGGTTGGCGCCGTGCCGTACCAACGGCTTGGCGGCGGTGCCTTGCAGCAACAGTCGGCTGAGTTGCTTCATGGGCGGGGACAGCGATGCGTATCCCTGCCGCACGGTGACCATCGGGGCGCCGTCGCTCTGCAAATCGGTGACGAGTTGGGTGGCGTTCCACGGGTCGTAGGCCAGCTCGACCACTTTGAACGTGGTCAGGTCCTTGTTGATCTGTGCGCGCACATGGGCGTAGTCGGTGACCTCACCCGGGGTGAGCCGCAGGTAGCCGCGTTTCACCCAGCTCGTGGCGGCCCCGGCGGTGCGGTCGTCCAGCTTGCGCAGGTTCATCTCCGGCGTCCAGAAGCGCCACAGTGCGTCGTATCCGGCTGCGTCGTCGGGGAACAGCCAACACAGGGCGGTCAGGTCTGATGTAGACGCGAGGTCGAGCCCGCCGAACGCGTGCCGCCGCTTCAGCCGCGACTCGTCCACGAGACTCGCGTTGCGGTCCCAGACGGGCAGCTCGAAGTACTTGGTTTCCTGGCGGGTGCGCACGCCCAGGTGCAGGCGAAGGAACCGAGCCAGGTTCACCGGATTCTGTTGCGCCTTGGAGGCTTCGACCTTCAGGAAGGCCCGGGTGGGGCTGATGCCGTAACCGGGGTTGGCTTTCTTCCACGTCGACTCCAGGAACGGGTCATCGAGCGGGTCGGCTGCGAACACCACCCCGTACACACTGGGCTGCTTGATGCCGCCACGCGCCAGCCGCTCGATGTAGTCCCGTTTGTGGGCGTAGACGCTCTCCGGGCGACCATCGTCGGCGGTGGTGATGGTGATGATCAGTGGCTGAGACCTGGCTCCGGTGCCGGATTCAACCGCATCTACAACGGCGGATGTCTTATGGATGTGTAGCTCGTCAATGCCCGCGGCGTGAATGTTCGCGCCGTGCAACAGGTCGCCGAGGCTGGCAGCGACAGCGAAGTAGCTGCCGCTGGACTCCTGCACAATGCGCGACTGCAAGGGGCGGATGCCCGCCTGCTTCAGTTGCGGCGAGGACTGCGCGAGCTGCTTGGCGGGGTCGAAGCAGTGCCGGGCCTGGTCTTTGCTTCCCGCGACGGCCAGCACTTGCGCGCCGGCCTCGTCGTCTGCGAACGCCAGCACGAGCAGCAATCCACTGATCAGAGTGGTCTTGCCCGCCTTGCGGGGCACGTCGATGTACACGGAGCGCACGATCCGCACGTAGACGCCGTCATCGTCGGGCGCCACCCACCCGAAAACCGGTGCGAGGATGTAGGCGACCTGCCAGGCGTCGGGCTTGAGGGGCCTGCCTGCCCACTTGCCCTGCGTGTGGCGCAGGCACTCCAAACCAGCGATGACCTTGTCGACCCGGGATGCGTCAAAAACGGCACGGGGGTACCGGTTCGGCTCGGGCGTGCGTACGGCGGGCACGCACCAGTCGGGCACGACGTAGCCGCGCGACTCCAGATACCAATTGACCTCGGGAGACAGATCAGCCCGTGTGCGAGAACGGGTTCGTGTTGGCATCGGAACGGCCCTCCGCCACGATTCGGGTCCGCCCTGACGGCGTCAACCCGAACTCCTGCGCGAAGCCGCGCACCGTGTGGGCGGCGTCGCGCTGGATTTGGAGTGCGGGATTGCGAACCATGTTGCCGTGCATTCCCCGCACCAACACCGAGGTCTTGGCGAGGATTGCGCTTGCCTTCCGGTGCGCCACCACGGCTTCGCAGTAGCAGCGAAGGGTGTCACGGTCGGCGGACGTGGCGATCTTCATCACGAGCAGTTCGTTGAGTGTGTAGTCCCAGATTTCGCGGACGTCGTCGGCCATGTCGGGCGGCGGCTCGGGAGGAAAGTCGCGGGTGATCGGCTCACGCAGATTGACGTGGCTCGGTCGGCTCTCACCCCGCAGCAGCCGCAGTTTCAGGGGCACTGGCGGTGGTCCGGACATCGGTCAAACCTCCTTGCCCCTCGCGGAGCCTCACAGCCCGTTCGTATTCCTCGTCGGGCGACCCGCACTGGGCGATTTTCGTTCGGAAGTAGCTGACGACGCTGATGCGTTCCGCGCCGCAGCTCTCACAGGGGGCGCGCACCCGCTCTCCGCAACCGCAGACGATGGTGGTGTTTCCGTGCCAGTCGTGGGCATCCATCAGCAACAGGTCACCGTCGTGCATGTCCACGGCCACCCGATAGGCGGGAAACACCAGTTGTCCGCCGGTGTAGGGGCCGCGCCGCAGGCAGGCAATGGTGGAGAACCCGGCGTCGAGATCGCCCCTGTCGGTGTGGACCCCCGTCGGGTAGGTGTTGTTGACGGTGACCGTGGAAAACGGGGTACCCGGCACGATCCACGCCGCATCACTCACGGCGGCCTGCGCGGCCTGGTTGGCGTAGCGGTCGGGGACGTGCTCGGCCAGGTGCCCGGCCACAGCCCGCAGCAACGGGTGGAGCTGCTGCCAGTAAGGCAGATTGCGCGCGGTCCACGACGTCTGGCGACAGTAGCGCTGCTGTCCTAACGCATCCACCGCACCGACCACCATCGACGGGGTTTCGGCCGCATAGGAGCGGCCACGCCCCGTCGGGTCGAGACGCGGCGTTCCGCTGGCGGCGCCACGATTTTTGGTGACCATGCCGCGCAACGAGTGCAGCACGTCATAGGTGACAGGGTCGGCGACCTGCGCGGCGAGCGCACCCGGCAAGTACACGCACAGGGGGCGCCCGTCGGGTTTGATGAGGCGCGCCGGGCCGGTCAGCAACACGTCGAAGTCCGCCGCGCCGAGCACCTTACCGGCGAGGCTTTCGCGGATGGCGGAGTCAGCGACCCGGCTGCGTAGCCGAAGTTCGGTGTGAACCGTCATTGCAGTACCCGCAGCGGAAGCCGTGCCAGCGCCGGAAGCAGCTCCGTCAACCGCGCGACGTTGGCGGCGGGGTGGGCGGTGCCGTCGAGCTGGACCAGGCGGTGGCGGCCTACGGCGTGCTCGGCGAGCCTGGCCGCCTTGGTGGCGCGGCCCGTCCGCCACGACACCGACTGGGCGGAACCCCGGGAGGCGGCACGCCGGTCCAACTCATCGTCAGGCACGGTCAGATAGACCGCAGTGACTGTGTAGCCCGCGTTGACGCCCGCGTCGAGAAAGCCACTGTGGGCCAACCGGTCACCTTCACCGAGCACCAACGCGGACGGCTGACCGGCAAGAAACGACTTGGCCAGGGGGGAGACGTTGAGGCCGAGGGCATCAGTGCCGGAGAACGCGGCCCGGCGCTTGCCCAGTTCGATCCCGACGACATCGGCGCTGCGCGTGAGGAGGTCGTGGGCGAACGGCTTGGCCATCGGGTGGCGCCCACAGCCACCGGTCAGTTCAGCCATGAGCGTCGACTTTCCGGCGGCGGGCGGCCCGAAGACGTAGACCAGGTTCACGCCGCGACGTCTCTGCCGTCGATGATCGCCTGGCGGACGTGGGCGTCGGCCAGCACGTCAACGACCAGATGCACCCGATCCACGCCGGAACGGTTATCCACGGCGTGCGGCTTGCGGGCGTCGAGATACCACATCGACCAGGCGGGCAGGTGCGCGTTGTACCGCTCACCCCGCAGATTCCACGCGGACATGGTGATGTCGGGATGGGTGACCAACGGGATGTGGAACCGCACAATTTGCCGGTCACGGGTGCCTGCGGCGCGATCGGTGATGTCGGTGTGGCGCGAGAGGCTGCCACCCTTGCCGCCGCGACCCGCCATGCGTAGCAGGCGCACCCGCTCCAGTTGCCCCCACCACTCCACACCGCGCACCAGCTCCACCGTCGCCGGGCACTTCGCGGCGAGCACGGTCCAGGCGCATCGGGTGTACTGCACGGCCTCAGGGTGCGCCGTCCACCACGCCTTCGACATCTCGGCGGGTTTGATGCCCCAGGCGGGGTCGGCGGGGTTGAAGCCCCGCAGGCTTACCGCACCCCAGGAGCCGTCGGAATAGTACGGGTAGTCGTCGGTCCAACCACGGATATTCGTGGCCTCGGCAACGATCGCGGCGCGCTGCGTCGCGGTGACCGCCAGGGGCACGCGGACAAGGGTGGCGGAGTCAGCGGCGGGGTAACTGTGCCCGGAGCCAGCCCGACCCCAGCAGTTGACGATCTCTGATGCCGCCGACACGCGCACTGCCGCGATCTCGCGGTTTTGCAGCCGCAACTGCCGGGTGATGTGGGTGTCTTCGGCATAGGCGAAAACGTAGTCGAAGGCCGCCAACGAGGGCAGCGTCACGCTCGGCAGGCACGCCAGGTGGGTGATGACGCGGGCACCGTCGCCGAGAACGTAGGCGCGGCCGGAGAAGTCCAGCCGAGTCGAGCTGCGGGTCAGCCGCCGCGACACCGCTGCCGCCCCTTGGCCCCACCAGTGCCACGTCCCGTGGGCCATGTGGTTGTCGATCTCGGCGGCAGTCGGTACGGCGAAGGCGCCGGCGGCGAAGTTCTTCGCGTAGGCCCCCAGGAACCGTGCGGCTTCGCGGCCGGTCGTCGGGGTCCTCAGGTCGACGGCGGTCATGCGGCCCCCTCCATCACGGCGAGCTGTGGCGTCCGCACGATCCCGGTCTCGCGGTAGCAGCGCCCGAGTTTTTTGTCCGCGCCCGGAGGTACGTCACGCCACGGCGCGGGGACCGCCGAGCGGAACGCCTCGCGCAGCACAAGCTTGTCCATGAGTAGGGCCAGGCCCTCGATCTCTTCACGGATCATCGCCAGGTGCTTGCCGGGGTAGTACCGGCCCTTGCGCATGACGTTGAAATCGCAGATGACCGTCTCGAAGTCCCACCAGGACAGGGCCACCCCGTTGTCAGCGAGCATCGCTCGGCACTCGACGGCAGTGGCGTTGAGCCAATCCACGCTGGGCTGATCGTTGCCGTACAGACGTTCCAGCGACTCGCGGGGCCCGCTGGACTCCCACAGGAACGCGTGCGGAGTCTCCACCGGCAGGCCGATGACCTTGGCCGTGAACTCAGCCCATTCGAACGCGGTCAGCCGCCCGACGCCCCAGACACGACGCAGGTAGGGCATCAGCGTCAGAAAAGCGTCAGCGGGGTCGGCGTCGGCGGGCACCGCTTCCCGCAGCCACAGCAACTGCCGCTGCCCGCCGAGCAGGCTCACGTACGAGTCGAGGTGCTGAAGAACTTTGCCGCCGCGCAGGTTGCGGCGTTCACCCGAGCAGGGCAGCCGAGCCACGGCGGCACGGTCGACGTGTGGCCAGGCCACAGGTTCTGGGCAGCCGGCCAGCACGGTCATCGCGGAGCCGAGGTCGTCGAAGGCGTTGTAGAGCTTGACCGCCCAGAGCAGCCGTTCGGTGTCCCACCCGGCGACGGTGCGCAGCTCGGCGAGCACGGCCGCCCACGGTTCGATGTCGGCGGCGGCGACTTCGTAGCGGGCGAACGTCACCAGGTCGGCCAGCACAACATCCATCAGGCGGCCACGTCCGCCGTCCATCCGGCGTACTTGGCCAGGTCGGCGGCGGCCGGGTCGTGTGGTGCGGCGTGCAGCACCGCACCCATCGTGCGCAGCCCGCGCAGCATTACGTCGGATGCGCGCAGGTCGCCGTCACCCAGGGCGGTGCGGGCGGCGGCCACCAGGGCCACGGCTTCAGCGCGGTCGTCCTCGGAGTACACGAGGATCATTTCGGTGAAGCCGCCGCTTGCCGGGCCGATGCGCGGCTCGTAGGCGGCGATGCGGTCGGTACGCGCGGCGAGCTGTTCGGGGGTTTCGGCGTAGGCGGCGTCCGTCGCGGGCACGGCCACGGCCTGCTCCGGCTCGGGTAGCTCGGCGGCGGCCAGCAGGTCTTCCAGCTCTGACGGGGTCCACCCGGCCAGCTCCGCCAGGTCGAAGTCTTCGCCAGCGAGTGAGGTCAGCACGTCGGCCAGACCAGCGTCATCCCAGCCGCCCAGTTCGGAGTGCTTGTTGTCGGCGAGTAGGTACGCATCGGCCTCAGCGTCGGATCGGCTGGCCCAGCCACGAACTACCGGCACCAGCCACCGTCCGGTCGCGTCGAGCTGCACACCGTCGGGTGGGGTCTGGCCCGCGTCGCGCATCAGCGCCAGCGTTTCGGCCCGGCCGTGACCCACGACCAGGCGGCCGGTGCGCTCGTCTCGCAGTACGGGGGCGGCGAAACCGAAGCGGTCCATGGAGGAGCGCAGCAGATCGAGCCGGTGTTTCTTCGGGTTGCGGGTGGCCGGGACGATCTCATCCAGCGGCATATAGATGATGTTGCGCGCGGGTGCCTGCTTCATATTGATGCCTATCGCTGATGGCTTCATTGACTGGACTCAACCTGCGCAACCTGACCGGCGGTGCGCTACATCACCACGGCGTCTCGCGTGATGGTCCCCTCCGGAGATTTGGAACCCCCCTACCCATCGGTGCGTGTCAATAGGTAGGGGGGCGGCTTTGATGCTGGGGTTGATGCGGGTCTATGCGCGCGGCTTGTGCCAGCCGCCAGGCTGGAGACGCGCGGTCGAGCTGGAGTGACAGCGACGGCACAGGCCGCGCCCGTGGGCGGGGTCGTCGCTGTCGAGCCCGGCCGCGAGCAGGGCGCGCTTGTCTATGGGCCAGTGATCTGCGTCAGTGCTGGGCGCGGGGCACGGACCCTTACCGTGCCAGGCGTGGTCGTGCAGATCGCATTGGCAGTACGGGTGCTTCTTCAGCACGCCGCGCCGGAAGCGCCAACGGTGGCTCGGGCCGTAGACCACATCTTGACGCTCGCGGCGGAATCTCGCGCTGACGCGTCGCGCGTGGGAGACGTGCTCGTCGCAGCGCCCTCCGCCGCCATAAACCAGCGTGGGACAACCGAGAAAGGAGCAGGGCGTGGGCGGTCGTAGCGGCATCGTTGGCGTCCCCCGCCCCAACGCCCTGCCCTCAGGTGATGCGCGGGGTCAAGCGCCACGCGGCGGTCGCTCCGGGGCGCCCCGCGTCACGATCCGACCTTCGTTGTCACCGGCGCGCCGTCCTCCCAAACGAACTCGCCGTGGGCGCCGACGGGGCGATGCTGCCCGCACGTTGTGCAGTAGGTGGCGCCGTAGAAGCCGGGGTTGCGGGCGTAGGTCTCGGCGAGTGCCTGGCTCATGGTGGTGACCGCGCCGCAGGTCAGGTGCCTGTAGCTGCGCCGGACGGGCCGAACAAATCCCTGCGCGCGTTCCTGCTCGGATAGCACCAGGTAGGCGGCGGCCTGCGGAACACGTGGACCGTCAACCGGGTCTTCACCGTGGGTCAGGTCAGGGTCTTCGGGGTCAGACGTGATACGACCCATCGAGGCCACCTTTCGCTGGGTACAAACGGGGCAAAAGGCAGACTGCGGTGATGATGGACATATTGGGTGATAGCTGAGTGAATGTCAAACCGACGCGCGGTGCCTCTTGCCTCGCATCGCAGGCCACGGCGTCACGCCCTCCAGGGCCGCCCTTGCGGCGTCATGGTCGTAAAGAGCGCGGCCCGTATTTTCGTCGTAGGCCACGGCCCGCAGCCGCACCCGAATGGTGACTTCTGACAGCCCTGTCTCATCGGCGAGCACCTGACGGTCGACCAGGGCCCCTCCCCCGGCGAGGTGCTGAACGATCACGTTGCCCCCCGATCCTCACGCACGGAACCAACCCCTACGGTACGACTGCGGCGTGGCATTCGGGTCCGTGTCCCAATCCGGGTCGTAGAACTCGCCGTATGCGCGTTCGAGGTCGGCTTCAGCCTCAGCGGCACGGGAAACGCGCCACAGCTCGTCGCATTCGCAGTCGTCCCACGGGTCAGGGCAGCGCGCGTGATGCGAGCCAGCGAAGTACCTCACGTGAACGCTTCGCAGCCCGCTGAGCAGGTCAGCTTGCCGGGGCGCCAGAAACGCTCCCGGTCGGCCCGCTCGGTCGCTTCGATCCACTCCACCGCAGTGGGTTTGCCGCACCTGGCGCACGGGGGTATGCGGAGCACTTTGATCAGCCCGCGTGGGTAGCGGCGGCGGGGGTCGATCGGCCACGTGTCGAGGATGCGCCGGGCGAGCCAGACACGGCGGTCGTGGCTGGTCTCGGTGTGGCATCGGGGGCATGTGATCACCGAGGCGTAGGGGTCGTGCCAGAGCGGGGCGCCGCAGACTGCCACCGCGCCACTCGCTCTGTTCGTGATCTCGTCGGGGCATCGCCCCAGATACTCCAGGTCGTCGCGGTCGTCCAGTGCGGCCCGCACCGCGCCGGTGAGTGAGCGGAGGCTTGCCGCGAAGTCGCCGATGTGCTGCTGCGTGTCGCACGCCTCTTCCAGCCAGGTGTACAGGTACGAAAAGTGGTGTCGCGTCGCCGGGCCCCAGCCGGCGGAGTCAGATGGCCACCGTAGCTGCCACTCCTGCGCCGTCGGGTCGTCGGGGCGGTCGGCGGGCTGCCGCGCCGGGGCGATGCCCAGCCGTGCCATCGCCAGGGCCCTGCGCTGTTCAGCCGTAAGGGCGGGCGGCTCGGGCTGCGGGTGCCGTCGGGCGTCCGAGCCCCGGCGCGCGGTGTTGTGCCCAAATGCGTGCCGCCATTCCAGGGCCCACGCGCGCAGCCACTCCCGAATCGGCAACACCCCAGCCTGGTCGTCCGCCAGCACCATCACGGGTTTGCCCTGCGCGTCGTGGATCGGCTCCCGGTGCCAGCAGAGAGCCGGTCGACCCAGACCACCATCCGAGTCGACCGGACCGGGTTCCACGGTAGTCCACACCCGTACACCGGGCACGAACAGGCACCGCGCGTCGTCGCTGCCCCCGGCTTCGAGAGTCAGCGCTGCCAGGCGTGCGGGCATCGGTGCCTCGCCGCGCGGGGAGGTGATCCGCTCGCCCGTGCAGTTGGCGGGCACCAGCGCGACCCGCAACCGCTTCTGTAGGGCGGGCAGGTCGGTCAACGCGTTGGCCATCCGGGTGCGGCATCGGTCGCACACGGGGCCCGCACCCCGGCCGCAGACCTTGCACGCGTCAGCCTCGTCGTCGTTTTTCACCGTAGAGCCTCGTTGAGCCCAACCAGCCGCACCAGCCGGAGCATGTCTTCGCCGCTGGGCCGCTCCAGGCTGCGCAGGGTGGCTGAGCGGGACGGCGACCACGCAACCGCCTGCCAGGCGTGGGTGAGTTTGTCAACGAACACCCCAAGTTCGTCGTCTTGCCAGGTCCACCGAGCGAGGTCGGGGTCTTTCTCGGGCGGACCCAGACGCTCGACCAGGACCGGCAGCCATTGGTCGGTCTGAGCGGGTGCGAAAGTCGAGGACATCGTGGCTCCTTCGGGGTTGTCGGTCATGCCGAGTCGGCCCAGGCGAACGCGGGCGCGCTGGGTTCGGCTTCGATGCTCACGCCGAACAGTTCGGTCTTCATGCATCGCACCAGTTCGGCGGTCGCCACCTCGGCGTCGGCCGCAGGCACGAACACGTCCAGTTCGTCATGCACGGGCAGTAGCACGCAGGCACCCCAACGGGTCTCGCGCCACCGAACCAGGGCATCGACTAGCAGCTCCCTTGCGGTCCCCTGGATGCAGAAGTTCGGGCCCTTGTGGGGGAACTCGCGGGGTAGGTGGATGACGCGTCCGGCGTAGGTGGCGAACTGGGTCTGGCCGCGCTGAACCGCTTCCCGGATCGACTGGGACCAGGCCGTCAGTTGCGGCGCAAGCGCGTCCAGCGCATCCACCACCCGCTGCATCTCAGCGTGCGACACGCCCAACTGCGCGGCCAGGGCGGGCACCCCACCGCCGTAGATCCGCCCGAACACACCGCGCTTGACCCGGTAGCGCTGGGCCTTGTTGGCGTCCGGCCCGTACACCATGCGGGCGATCTCCCAGTGCAGGTCGCGTCCGTCGAGCAGGAATTGCAGCAGGTTGCGGTCCTGGGACAGGGCGGCGGCCACCCGGATTTCTACGCTGGAGAAGTCCGCCCCGATCATGAGCATTTCCGGGTCCGCGGTCAGGCACGCCCGCATTCCGCCTTCGCGGGGCAGTTGCTGGAGGTTGGGCCGGACGCAGGACATGCGGCCGGTGTCAGTGCCGAGCGTGTAGACCGTGGGTCGGGCACGCCCGTCGCCGCGTTCGCACAGTTGCCGGTACGGGTCCAGGAACAGCCCAAGAGCGGTGTCGGCGTGCCGGTAGTCGAGCACCGCCCCCACGAGGACGCCGAGCGGCCCTTCAGCGGCCCGTAGCGGCTCCAGAACGCCCGCAGCCACTGAGGGGCGCCCCGTCTTCGTTGTCGGCAACGTCGCGCCGAGCTGGGTGGCTGCCTGGCCCACCTGCTGGTCGGAACCGGGGTTGTCGATCCCGAACGTGCGCACCCGGACGGCGGCGTCGGCCCGGCCCGCGATGTGCAGCTCGCTCAGCCGGGCGATGTGCTCGGCGTCGAGCCGAACGCCTTCATGCGCTACTCGGGCAGTCATGCGCTGCGCCAGCCGCTCCCGCCAGTACACCTTGGGGGCTGGCTGGGGCAGGACTTCGGCGAGGGCAGCGGTGTCGAGCACGTCCGACGCCGCGTAGCGCAGCATCGTCGCCGAGTGGGTGTCGACCTGTGCCCAGCCGGACCGCTCAACCGGGGTGTCGGCCTTGGTCTTTTCGAGCCAACGGCCCGCCTTGAACAGCGCTGCCCGACTGGCGTCGGCAGCCGGAGCGACCGCGCGCACGCCGAGCACGGCCGCCGCCAACTTCTTCAGACCGGGATCGGAGCCGGTGCTGGCGGGGTCGGCGAGCTTGGCGGGGATGACGGTGTCGCGCATCCGCAGCCATGCCGCGTCGGCGTCGATCAGTCCCGCGTGGGCCAGCGGCACCAGGTCGGCGGTGGCCGAGTGCGCGTGCAACGTCGGCGCCTCGTCCAGCAGGGAGCTGATCAGCGCGGCCTGCTCGATGGGGTCGAACACCACGGCGGCTGTGGCGTCGCCGAGCTGCACTGACCGCAGAGCGTAATCACCGTGGCCCACCGGGTAGCCCGTGGTCTCCACGTCCACGGTCAGCGCACCCGAGCGCTCCACGGCACCCCGGACCACGGCTGCGGCCTGCTCCAGACTCAGCGCCATGATCGTGCCGTCGCGGTCGACCACGGCGGGCAGCGCCACCGTCGCGCCAGCCGCCGCAAGGATCGACGCCGAGCGTGCCTCAGCCTTGAGCTGCGCGCGGGCCTCGGTTTTGGTGATCTTCGATGTGCTGGCACGTAGCGCCACGTCGGCGAGGGTGGTCTGTGACGGGGTGACCCGTGACGGGACCTGTTCCCCTTTATCTGTATTTATATAGTGTGTGTTATTTGTATGTTGTTGATGATTGTTGTCTAAACTATTCAAACTAGTCACTGAACAAGAAGAAACAGGGTCTGACCTGGTGTTATCGTCCGTGACGGGCGTGGTCGAAACCAGTCGCTCAACGCGTCCCACTCCAGTCACCGATGCGTCAGACGTTTCGACCTCCGGACTCGTTCGTCCTAGGAAGGCGGCCGGGGTGGGTGTCGTCGGCATGGACCCTTCGGTCCAACCCAGGATCGAGAGCGGTCTGACCTTTCCGTTTCGCGTGTGCTGCGCCGGAAAACCCATCTCCGTCAGGGTCCGACCGAAGGAAGTCACTGATGGTATGACCGTTTTCCGGTAGATGGGATTGTCCTGATGCCACTGCGCGAACGCGTTGTAAAGGGTGCGGGCGGCGGTGCCCGGCTCGGTCGGGATGGTGCGGTTTTCGACCCACTCTCGGACCGGGTTCTGGTCCTCCGCGAGCGTCTGCGCCAGGCCGCGCACAGCCGCCGGGGCCACTGCGTTCGACGCTGAGTCCCGGTCGGCCAGATAGCCCGCCGTCTCCCGCATCAGGGCGGCCAGGATGCCTGGTGCCTCCTCGGCCAACGCAACGCCGAGCAGCGCGAGCCGGGCTGGTCGAACGTCACTCTCCGTAGCGTTGCAGGGGATCAGGCGCATCCGGGCGCGTAGGGCGGGGTCGGTCAGGTGGGGCTCGTCGTTCGTCGTCATGACCAGGGTGTGACTCGGCGGGAACGTCACCGAGTTGGCGCGCATCGGGCGCCCGGTCAGCGACCCTCCGCCGGTGAGCTGCTTCAGGCGTTCGGTGGCGTCGTGGCCGCGCCGGGGCCCCTCGTCGATGAACGAGAACCGGCGCCCTTTCAGGTCCCAGATAATCTCCGGGTGGCTGGTGTCCTGCGCGCTGAGCAGTCTCGGGCTGGCGGCGTGCGCATAGGAGCCCAGCACCTCAACCAGCATCTCGATCAGCGAGGTCTTGCCCGAGCGCTCCGTGCCGTAGAGCACCGGCAGGGCTGCGTCCGCGTGGCCTGTGAGGCCGATGGCCAGCACCCGCAGCGCCCACGCGCGCACCTCGGGGTCGGGAAGCACCGCGGCCACGAACGCATCCCATCGTGGCGTCGCGCAGTTCGGGTCCGGGGCGCACAGGGCAGTACGGAGGTGCGGGGTGCCCGGGTCGACCCACCGTGCCAGGGTCGGCACGTCGCCACTCGCCCGCAGATCCCATGGAGCTCCCCCGGCCCAAAGAATCTCCGGGTTGGCGTCGAGTGTTGCGCTGCGCAGGGCGGCCGGATGGTCAGAGCTGACGATGGCGCGCAGCTTGCGGGCGACCTTGCTCGCGCCCGCCGACGACATGAACTGTGCCCGCCGCACGGCCCGCCAGTGCGCTTCTGTCCGGTCGCCCAGCTCCTTCGGTACCGGTGTCTCCCCGATCGGCATCAACTCCGCCAGCACCGCGATTGCCCACTCGGACAGGTCGTCGGCGTGCTCCCGCCACACGTCCCGGCCGCGCACGATCCACAGCTTGGCGTCGCTGGCGAACCGCAGCGCCGGATACATCCGGTAGGCGACAGCCTTGGCCAGGCCCTGATCGCTGGAGTCCAGCGCCGGATCGAACGGCTCCCCGCCCAGCACCGCATACACTGACCACGGAGGCTCTGCCGGAGGTGCTTCGTCACCCGGCGGAGCCTCCCCCTGCCCGGCGATGGCCTCGTGCTCGTGCTGGTGAGCCTGCTCCGCCGTGAACACGTGGAACGGCTGGACCGCCCCGTCGTCCAGACCCTGTTGCACCCAGAGCTGGTCATCGGCATCGGGGCAGCCCCACACCTCACCGATGGCCTCTTCCAGCCGCTTGCGGGCCACCCCTTCATCGAGGTATCCGCCGCCGACATACCCGCCCAGGGTCAGCGCCGCGCGCAGCAGCACCGTTCGGAAGCCGATCCCGCCGTCGCTGGTCCACGTCGACACCTCGGCGAGCTTGGCGGAGATGGCCTTCTCGGCAGCCGGCGCGGACTGCGGCTCGCGGCAGGCGACGAACGACTGCCACCAGTCAGGCCCGCCGGCCGAGCGCATACCCGTCCCCGCCGCACGGACCTCCCCGATGCGCGCCGCGAGCGCTGACCCGCTGGCGTCTTGCCCTGTGCGCCAGGCGTAGTCGCCGAATCCGCCGGGGTCGGGTACCCGCTGCCACTGGTAGGCGACCGGTGCCCGCGTCACAGCCGACGCCCGCACGGTCGGCGCGATGAAGGCGAACCCACGGCCGCTGCCGTCCGGCAGGCCGCCCTTGACGTCGATGCCGGGCCAGAGGTTGTCGCGGCTGCCCACGCCGAGCGACGCGATGAACAGGTGCCAGCCGCCGGACGGCGTGGCCGCACAGGCGTACACCGTGGGCATCAGCCCTTCCAGCGCACCGAGGTCAGCGCCGTTGCGCGGGTCGATGTCGATCAGATCCAGACCGCAGCCCATCACCGCGCACAGCGCGAGTCCCGGCACCCACAGGTCGACGACGCCCGGGTCAGGCTCGGTGCGTTCCCAGTGCTTCGGCGGCCGGAATCCGGTCTTCGCGTCCGGGTCGGGGTGCGCCAGGAACAGCGGAACGCCCGCAGCGACCAGGGTCCGGGCCACGTCCAGGTCGGCGCGCTGCTGTTCTGTCAGGTCAGGATTAGTCATGCTGCACGCACCGTTCGCCATTTCCGCCAAGGTGCTCGATCTGAAACGACCGGACCTGATCAAGCGGTATCCAGGTGCGCGGCACCCCTCGGCCGATCACCAGGCAGCGACTCGGTGCGTCAATCTTCCAGCCGCCGCCCTCGGCACTAACGGGGTAGTACATGTGCGTGTGGTCGTGATAGAGGATTACCAGTTGCAGCCTCATGTTGCACGCGCCTTTGCCGAGAGTGGGTCGGGCAGACCGCAGTCACGGACGGCGGCGAACAGGGCGTGTCGGGCGGCAGCGCGAGCGTGCGGCATGGCCCTGGTGATGTCGTACAGGCCAGCGGCCGTGAGCCGTTTGTCGCTCGCCCACGGCATCACCTCCGCCGCGCAGCGCTGCACCACCGACACTCCGGGCAGTTCACGGCCGAGCGCTGTCACCGCGCCTACCATGTCCCGGGTGGTGGCTGCTGCGCGCGGCGTGGACAAGCGGCTAGAGCGCATGGCGACGATGAACCGCTCGACGGCCAGCACCACCGGGCCGCACTGATCGCCGATCGTCAGCAGCGTTTGGACGAGCCGCAGGACTGAGCCAGGGTCGCACTGCAAGACGGTGTGCAGCCTCTCTTGCCCGCCGCCGCCGGTCAGCAACATCACCACGCCAGGGATGGGCCCCGGGTCAACGCCAACGACGCGAAACGGCGAAGTCACTTCTCGGCCCTCGCCTTTTCCGCAGGACGGGCCGTGCGCACCAGCACCGCGCAGAACGTCACGAGCACGAGCACGAGCACGAGCACGAGCCATATCGTGATCTGCCACCACAGCATCCAGCTCACCTTTTGCCTCCGGTTCTCGTTGTTGTTGTCATTTCGCGGATTCAGCACTGCCAAGCAAAAGGTCAGCCCCGCACGGTCACCACATCGGGGCAGTCGCATGTGGACAACGGCCCGTCTGCGCTCGGGTCGTAGCCGAGGCAGCGGAACGGAGTAGCTGGATCGGTGGGGTCTAAGTTCAGCGTGTCGTCTAGTCGGTGCCAGTCATGCGGATGACGACAGCGCAGGCACATGGGCAAACGGGAGCACTCGATCGGGTCGAGCGGTGGCCGGGCGTTGGCGAATACCAAAAGGGACAGTGCGTGCTCGTACTCCACTACGGCGTCGAGCGGGTCGACCCACCGATGCCGGTCAACCCACGCGCGGGCGATGTTCTTTTCCGCTTCAGTCGGCTCGCGGTGGGGTGGATTGCCCAGCGTGAAAATCCAGTCGCTGAGGTCGGAGCCTTCCGGCCGCACGATCGCTGCATACTCCGGCGCTTCATTCATGCCGCTGCCCTCTTTCTACGTAGGTCGCGGACTTCCGCGCCGCCCAGCAACTCGGCGACAACGCGTGGGTCCTGAACGAGATCGGCGAGCTGTCCGGCGCGCTCGCGCAGCACGGCACGCACACGGGTGTCGATTGTTTTCGACGCGACGATGTCAATGACTTCGATGGATTCGTGCCCCTCGGCGCCGATGCGGTGCAAGCGGTCCTCGGCCTGCATCGCTTCCACCAAGCTCCACGGACGTTGGAGAAACACGGCGGTGCGTGCCGCGGTGAGGGTCAATCCGACTCCGCCGGCGCCCGTGGTGACGCAGACCATGTCGAGGTCTCCGCGCTGGAACGTCTCCCGTACTGCTGTGCGCTCCTTGGGGGTCTGCCCGCCGACGATGTAGCCGACCTTCAACCCCACTGCGGCTGCCGCGTTCCCTGCCAGCACCATCAACTGGCGCGACGGCGCGAACGCGACCACAGGTTGACCAGGCCGCTCCTCCAGCACCTCCAGCAGAGCATCGACCTTCCAGCTCGGCGCCTTCAGAGTGACCTTCTGGTGCTCCCGTTCGATGGGCAGACCGGTCATCGGGTCCGCCACGACCTCGGTGGTGATCTCGATGTCGGCGGCGGCACTGGCGAGCTGGGCAAGCCGGGTCAGTTGGGCGAGCACCGACATGACCGACAGCTCACCGCCGTCGGGTAGCTGCGCGAGCATGTCTTCTTCCAACCCGTCATACGCTTCGCGGTAGCCGGGTGGAAGGTCCACGGTCCGCACGGTGTAGACCTTGGGCGGCAGCTCGGCGAGCACGTCCGCTTTGGCGACTCGGCGGTGACGCCCGAGCAGGGTCGTACGAAATTCGGGCTCGGCGTGCTGGTTGAGGCCGAGCGCGGTGGTGCTGTAGTCGCCGGGACGGTTGAGGCAGTACCGCTGCACCCAGCGTTCCCGCGACGGCCACGCCCCCGGCTCCAACGCGACCAGGCTCGGCCACAGGTCGGCCGGGCTGTGCGTGATCGGAGTGCCGGACAGGCCGATGAACGTGGAGGCACCACCCGCCAGCCGCCGCACCGCCCGAGACTGCGCGCTGGCCTGGTGCTTGAGCATGTGCACCTCGTCCGCGACGACGACGGCCGCGCGCAGTCCGATCAACGGCGACGTGCGGGGGTTGGTGTCGGGCGCGTCGCGGCGGGCGGTGCCGTAGCTGGTGACGTACACGTCGGCGGTACCAGCAAGGGCTCGCCGCTGCGCGGGACTGCCCCGCCAGGCGCGCACTCTCCAATGCGGTGCCCATGCTCGGAATTCGTCAATCCACGGGTCGACCACCGACGATGGGGCGATGACGACGGTGGGGTGGACGCGATGCCCGGCGTGCGCACGTTCCACCAGCCCGAGAACCGTTTCCATGCTCTTGCCGGTGCCGGGTTCATCGAAGATCAGCATGGACCCGGCTTCCCGGATCATGCATGCTGCTTCAACCTGGTAGCGGCGCGGCACCTTGCCCGGCGGCGGCGGCACGGCGAGCGCGAGCGTGGCAGGGTTGGCGGTGCGACGGCGGACCTGGTCAGCGATCCAGGCGGCGAGGCCAGGGCCCGGCCGCCAGTACCGGCCGAATGCCGCCGACAACTGCACCACCCCGGGCCAGGAGGCGGGCATCTCAAGGGCTCCGGGTGGGGTGGTCGGTTTGCAGTGTGGTGTCAGGACTTGCAGGAGGCGGCTGGCGTCGGCGACTTCCCAGTCCGGGCCGACCGCCATGAGAACGATGTTGCAGCGGTTGGTGGTCAGCTCCCCCACGACGATCGCTGGCACAGGTCCTCCTCTTTCGTGTCTACCGGCGCGTCGGCCGTGGGTTTGCTGCCGAGCAGAATGGTTGGATGGGCAGGGCTGGCCCCCGTGGTGGAATTGGTAGACACACCCGCCTTAAAAGCGGTCCTCGCTTGGGAGTGCGCAATACACGCCCTGGCATGTGCGGGTTCGAATCCCGCTGGGGGCACGAGCGCGGTCCGGGCTCTCCAACCGTCGAGCCCGGACCGCGCGTTGCCGCTAGCTCTGGCCGGTGAGTTGTGCGAGCAGCGCCGTCTGCTCGGGGCTCAGCTCGACGGGTGGGGCGGCGACCGGCGTGGGCGGCACGGGCGAGGTCGCGTGGGTGGCGGTGTTGGAGGCGTAGACGGGCGGCGGTGCCGGTTGGTAGTGACCCATCTGCACGTGCGCCATCGCCCCGTTGAGGTTGGTCGGTGCGGGTGCGGGCGGCTGGTAGGCGGGCGCGTCGCTCAGCGGCGCCGGGGCTGCTGCGGGAGCCGTGTTTTGCGCGCCCTGGGGGCGGCGGTAGCTGACGTGGAACAGCTTCGTCGGGTTCATTCCGGCGCCGCTGGGTCGCGTTCCGGTCATGGTGATCGTGATGACGGAACCGGCTTCCGGGGGCCCTTCGGGTGCGCCCGCCTCCGCCATCGCGCGCACCAGCTCGTCCCGCGCGGCACCCTTCACGTACCACTGCGCCAGGCCGTCCGGATACGCCTGGCTCGGCTGCATCTGCAACGGCACCTTCATCACGAACTTCGGGCGCCCGTCCCGAAAGAACGACGGTCGGCCCTGGGTGTCGGTCTGCTGAGAGATGTCGCCGTTGCCGAGCGGCCGAGTCACGATGCCGGTGTAGCTGGTGTTGGGTGCCTCGAAGGCCAGGGACTTTCCGCCGCCGGTGCTGGGCTGGCTGTAGAACTGGTCCAGGGTGCCAGGCACGACCGGGGCGGCGGGGGCGGGTTGCTGATACTGCGGCGGCGGCGGGTAACCCTGGGGCGGCCCGTACTGCGGCGGGGCGGCCGGGTAGGGCTGCGGCGCGTAAGGCTGCTGAGGCTGCTGCGGGTACTGCGGCTGCTGCGGGTATTGCGGCTGCATGACTGGTTTTCCCTTTCAGGGTGTGAGCGGCGGGGTGTCGGGATAGGTGCTTCCAGTGCCGGGACAGCCAGGTCCGCTGTCCCGGGCAGACTGAGGGCGAAAGAACTCGCAGAAATGACATCCGTCGGCGGTGTCCGCCGGGACGTCCCGCAGTTGTGCAGCGCCGCGCATCAATGCGGCTGCCCAGTCCTTGCGGGCGTTGAGCTGATGGACGACGTCGTCTAAGAGATCGTCATCAGCCGGGGTGTACGGCCGGTCCCAGACGTACAGCCCGTCCAGTGAGGCGAGAGTGCGCGGGTAGGCCAGGATCGTGACCCGGGTGACCGGGAGGCCGAGACGCCGGTAGCCCCGTGCGTACAACAGCAGTTGCACCACGTAATGCCGCGGTGGTCCGCCGGCCGAGCGGACCTTCGCCATGCTGGTATGGCCGAGGACTTTGTGGTCGCACACCGCCTGCTCCTCGGCGTCGTACAAGTCGGCGGTGCCGGGGTGCCCGTCAATCGGGGTGACCCGTGCCTCAGGTACCCAGCGGATGCAGCCGATGCGATCGTTCTCCGAGCGGAAAGCCTGCTCCAGCCAGGCATGTGTGGCGGTGCCGACGATGGAGGGCCAGGGGTCCTGGACGTGGTTGGTGCGCGCGAGCCCGGCGAGCTTCCCGGCGACCTGGCGATCGCAGACGTGCCCGATCTCTGATGGGCCGAGGTGGTGCTGCAACGACCGGGGGGCCTGCGCGGCGGCGGCGAACACCACCCGCCGGATCTCCGACGCGTACCGCGCACCCCACGCCGTGTTGGAGTTGAGTGGTCGCGGTGCGGCCTTCATGAATTCGGCTGGCGTGGTCACGACGACTGCTCCGGCAGCGGCGTGGGCGCGTAGCTCGTCACCGCGAGCTGGGCTTGAATCATCGCGCGAGCCCGGGTGGCGCAGTCCTCCACTGTGCCCGCGATATGGCTGGGGTCCAGCTCGCAACCGAGGATGTCGAGACTGAGTGTCAGCGTGAGCTTGTCGTGAGGCCCGAGGGTGACCGCGTGCGGTCTGGGCAGCTCACGCATCGGCTGAACCTCGGTCGACGTGCTGTCGGGCGTGCGGCGTAGCGGTCGGACAGCCTTAAGCTTGCGGAGGAGCCTCCATGGCCAGATGTTCATGACTGCCCCCGCCCGGCGACGGCGCGAAGCTCCCAGTACGTGGCCTGCTTCGCGTACTGCACATAGATGTGAGGTACCTCGGCCTTGAGCCGGGTGGTGTCGAGTCGCCACGACGTCTTCGCGGCCAGCCGCAGCGGCGCATCGAGGGCCGTTGCGGTGAAGTCGACCTTGTGTGCGCCGGGGGCGGCTTCGCTCAGCGCGAGCTTGAGGGCGGCGGTGATCTCCTCCAGGCGGCCCTTCGCCGCGTCGGCAGCGGGCTTGGCGATTGCGTACGCTTCCGCGAGCTGTTCCAGCCGGCTGCCTGGCTCTGCCACGACGGCGGCGTGCTCGGGGGTCAACGGGTCGGTCATAGTGTGACTCCGGTGGAAAGGTGCGCGGTGCCGAGCCAATGTGTGTAGGCGGGCGGAATGGCTTCAGTCAGTTCTGGTCGGGCGTCAGTCCAGTCGATGCCCATTGCCTGCTGCATCTCCGTCACGGAAGCCTTACCGCCGCCGTCCCCGTAGGCGGCGACGTACGGGCCCTCGCGCCAGACGCCGTGGCGCATTCCACGAACGAATCCCCGATGGGCGATGTGGTCGGGTTGTTGCACGGCCCACCCACCCAGCTCGAAGTTGCGGTGCCGCAGAACGCCGAGGCCGAACATTTCGCCGCACAGCCGCACGTCCTTACGGATCGGGGCCCCGCCGTTCGGCTGCTCGATCACGTAGGGCACGCCCGCCCGCACCAGCAGCCTGCGCAGCGGGGGCAGTAGTCGGGGGTGGAGCTGGCCGCGCGTCGCGCGGTTGGTGCCCTGGGTGAGCGCGCAGTCGGCCTGGCACGGCGGCGAGGCGTGAACCAGCGCGTACCGCTTGACACCTCCCGACTTAATCAGGAGCGACAGCGCTGCCAACGCGTCGACTTGCAGCAGTGGGTACGGGTAGCGCGGCCGGTCGGCGATGTCGATGCCGGTCACGTCGAAGCCAGCGCGGGCGTACCCGACCGAGGCGCCCCCGGCGCAGCAGAACAAATCGAGCAGGCGCGGCCGGGTGGGTGGGGTCACTCGACGCCTCGCCGGTGATCAGAGCGGGAGTCGTCCCAGATGATCTGAGCAAGCTCCTCGCCAGCGCGGTCCTCCACCGCTTCGTCGTGGTACGCAACGCTGACGATCAGGCCGTCACGGGCGAGCTTCGACAGCACCTCGGCGGCTCGTTCCGCGGTGACCCGTCCGTCAACCCAGTCGGCAAAGGCTTGGCCTGCCTCGATGAAGCTGGCGGGCCCGTCGAAGGGGTCGGGGTCCGGGTCGCCGGGGTCGGGTGTGTCGTCTGGGCGAAGGTCGCCGAGCAGCTTTTCGCCCAGAGGACACAGCTCGACGGGAAGGTGGCCGAGCGCGGCCAACACGTTCAACGCCACGTCGGGCGTCTCGACCGGCACCAGAGTCACCCGGCAGCGCAACGGCGACGAGTCGGGGTCAACCCGGGCGATGACCAGGGTGCTGTCAATCGAGTCGAACCGCACGTGGGTTCGGTCGTCGGTGGAGCGAAAGGTGTTCGGGTATACGTCGTGAGCCCAACCGTTGAAGCGTGACCAGCGCATTGCGCGAGCCAGGCTGTTGCGGTGTTCGCGGGCAAGCGGCATCGCCGCCTCCAATGGCAGGAGTCGTTGAAAAGAAGGACGGTTTTGTGCCGGGTACTACTGGCGGCTGAGCGGCATCGGTAAACCCCCGTTGGATCGGTAACTGGGCAGCGCGAAATGATCGCCGAACAACTTGGGTTTCCCCTCGCGGCTTGTCGGCGAGACGGGTCCAAAGGGCAGTTGGCGATGGTGATTGCGGTGGCTGGTCATTGCAGGCTACGACGGTTGGCGGCCGTGTGTGCGAAGAGTCAACGCGGTGAATACGACCGGTTTAGGGCATGGTTGCGGTGCCGTGCCCCGGTCTGCCCCACGCCCAGCCGGGGTCCGAGCCCGGAAGGTCACCCGTTCGAGTGACAGAAACCCACCCTCAAGCGGTCGAAGCAGGCATGTCGCACGTTCCGTTCAGGTGCGGGGTCGTCGCCGCGCGTAACTGTGGACGGGGCACCCTCGTTGGGTGCTCGACCGGTCTACGCCTGGACCCGGCGCGGGGGCGACGGCACACTATTGCGAAGAGGGGGTTCGCCTGCTCCACCCCGGATGGACAAAGATCAATACGAGTCATCAAAACGAATGGGGACGCGTAATGGCTACTCGCAGCACCGACGCAGCAGCTCTCATAGCTCGATGCAAAAGAGCCGGATGGAAGGTCGAGCACAGGCCGGACGGTGAGCTGCTTACCGCCGTCAACGGTTGGAGCACGATTCTGCACCGCTCATTGTCCGACATGAATGCCCTCAAGCAGGCCGAACGCAACATGAAGCGGTACGGCAACCTACTGGAGGACGAGGCAAAGGCCGAAGCCGCCCGGACCAAGCTCAAAGAGGCGCGAGCAGCCGCCGCGAAGAAGGCCACGGATGACAAGCTTCGCCTGGCCGCCAGCCGACAAACGCTCACCGAGAAGGCGGCCGGTCCGTACGCGGGCCCAGAGGAGGTGCCGCTGTCGTGGTTCCTCGCCGAGCACCCAGCGCCGTGGATGCGGTGGGTCATCATCACTCCGGAACTCGCCACCGAATTGATGAAACGCAACACCGACAACCGGCCGATGATCAACAGCACCCGCGAGGACTACGGCCGGATCGTGGAAGCCAACGGGTGGCGCCTCACCCACCAGGGCGGGGCGATGGACCGGCGCGGCGTTCTGCAAGACGGACAGCACCGGTTCCAAGCGTGCATCGACACAGGCAAACCAATCGTGATGCCGTTCTTTGTCGGCATGGACCCAGAGAACTTCAAAGCTATCGATGAAGGCCGCAACCGGCGAGCCGCTGACCTGTTCGGCAAAGATGGAGAGGTCGACGTTACTTTGCTGTCTGCGACGGTGCGCCTGGTGCTCGCGTATCGAGAGCCGTACCCCCGGGCCTTCCTGCGACGCAAGATGACCAATGCGACCATCTACGACGCATTCAAGGGTGACCCGGACCGGCTGGCCACGGCCGTGCGATGGGGCCGCAAGAACTACCAACGGGCCCATGTGGTCGGTGCGGCAATCAGCGCTGCGCGCTATCTGATGCTGGAGGCCAACGGCCCGGACAATCAATACGTCCACGCGTTCTTCGAGGGCCTGGCCCATGGCTGCAAGCCGAACAGGATGCTGCTGGACATGGACGACCCCCGTGCGTTGGCCCGCACCGTCATGGAGAACCGGCGCGGCCGAGGCAAGCGCTTCAATTCCATTGAGCAGGTTGGCATTCTGATCACCGCCTGGAACCAACTCGTGGCCGGCCGGCGGGGCGGCAGTTACCTCCGGTGGGCGGAGACGCAGCAGGACATCCCGTCGATCACCGTCTGCGTGGACAAGGGCCACAACGCCAGCGCACCACCCGAATTCCTGCGCGGAGAGTTCGTTCCAGAAGAGAGCGACCAGCGGTGACCGACGCGACGAACGATCAGGAGCCCGACGGAATTTGGGTCACAACCGACCTGAACCTTGACGGGACCTCCACGTACACCGTGACTGTCTCCGTGAACGCCGACCTCGCGCTGTCCTTGCAGGCAGACAAAGCGGTGCGCTACGTCGCAGCGGTGTACCGGGCGGCGGTCATCGCGCAACACGACTCCGCCGTGATTCAGCAGCTCAGCGGCAGGCTCGGACTGGACAAGAGCACGGCAGCGTCAACGGTCGTGGACCTGCGCCAAGATCGGGAACCGGTGCAGAATGCCGCGACCGTGCCGCTGCGCTTTGAGCCGATCGTCTCGGGCAGTACCTTGCGGCCGTACGTACACGTCTGGGCGGGCAAGCAGCACATCACACAGTGGACACCGGAAGACTGCTTTCAGCACGCGAGTCAAGTGATGCAGGTCCTCGCGGGTGTGGACCTGGACTCCGCGTACTGCCGGTATCTCACAAACAAGATCGGCGTCGACGCCGCAACCGCCAGGGCTGCCGTACATGACCTCGGCAGCTATGCCACGGGTCTGCGCGACGACAAGCCCCGGGAGGCCCCGTGATCAAGGCCCGAGCCGCAGTCGTCGGCAAACCCTGTGTCGTCATCGCTAACCCGAGGGAGGCCACGTGACTGAGCCCACGGACGCCGAAGTGGCGACGGAGCTGGAGGCGCAGGTGCGTGCGTATGCCGACGGGTGGGACAACTACCGGGCACGCCGCGCCAAGCTCGCTCGATTGTTCGCCATCCCCTACAGCATTCTTGCGCTCGTCACGGGCATAGCTATGGCGAAGGTATTTGATCACGGAATGCGGGCTACGTTCATAACGCTGGCCGTCGGCTATTCCGGCGCGGTCTTTCTGCCAGTTTTCGAATCGGCGCTGCTGCTGCGAAGCGTCTCGCCACGGGCCGTGAACGGGCGCCGAGACAAGGACGGTGAAACGCCATGACGACGTCGATCACGTGTCCACGCTGCCATATGACCAGCCATCACCCGAAAGACGTGGAGAACCGCTATTGCGGCAACTGCCACAAGTTCATCGATGACCTTGACGTAATCCTGCGTGGAGCAAGCTTCGAGGGAACTGGCCACGAGCACGATTACCTGTCCACCGCCTGTCTGCACGGCCAGCACACCTACTGCCAGTCGGACAGCGGCGCTGCCGGAGCCAAGATCCCCGGCAAGTGCAAGTTCTGCCCGGCCCTGTGTAGCTGCGAGTGCCACGGCTGGGAAGAGCCCCGGCCCGCCGGTCACGCGTGCAGCTCGGCTTGCACCCACACGCGACCAGCCAACGGCGAGATAGCGGCATGACCATGGCTAACGTTCCGCAGGCCGAGCTAGCCGCTCAGCAGTGGCACGACGAGAGCGTCCAGGCAGTTGCTGACTACGTGTTCGTCCGGCCCAACGGCAAGCCGTACCGTCCGCGCACCGACAAGCTTCGTGCGCGCGCCTGGGAAAACCAGGGCGGCCACGACGACGACTCCTGCGGTGTGATCGTCTTTGGCACCCTCAGTGTCGAGGAAGCACAGACGTTCGCGCGGGAGTCGGCAGCACACTGGTTCGGCGTCGGTACCGTCGCCGAGCCAGTCAGCGGTTGGTGGCGGGACGCCATCGAGCGAGGCGAGCGGCGCTGGGTCGGAGACGATATCCGGGGTGCTCCCGGCGTCATGTTCACCTGGGAGCCCACGTACGCCGGTCTGGCGCTGGCGACTACCGGTTCGCGTTCGTCGACGGTGAACTGCGGCTGCCCGCGACGGTGGTCACCCTCTACGAGATCAGCGGTGAACTGTGGCTGCCCCCGACGGTGGTCACCTACGGAGTCCGGAGGCTGAGATGACTCCTCGAAAGACCGCCCGGAAAAAGGCTTCGATGAGTGGGCTAGCCAGGCGCACTTCGGACACTCGACCGAGCGCGGCTGAAATGGCGGCGCAGATGTGGCACAAGGAATGGCACAGCGGCCCCGGCTACAGAAAGTGCTGGTGTTGCTGCGTCGCCTGCAAGCACGCCAACCCGCACCACTGCGAGGCTCGCAAGGCTGCGGTGGCAGACATCGCAGCGCGGATTCGTGACTCGTTCGCAAGCGCACTGCCACCGAAGCCCGAGCAGTAGAGGAGTTGGTCAGATTTGGCGAGGCGGAACGGCAGGCACGTGGAGCTGGGTCGGCAAACCCGTCGACTTCGTTGCCCTCGTGAGTCGCTGAGTAGCTGTTCCGCCTCGCCCCAAACGGTCGCATCAGCGCAGGTCGTCGCGCACGTGAGTGAAGGACTCATCCTGCCCTGGGTGTAATTGCGACGAATCGGGCGGCCGTCGGGTCCAACGCAAGAAACGTTCGAACAGAACTCCCTGCTTCTCGCGCGGCAGCTCCCCGGCGGCCAACCGCATCCACTCCGACATCACCACCGCGAGGGTGCGCCCGGTCAGAGAATTCCTGAGCGCGGTTCGGGCCCACTCGCACGGCCACGGCGCCAAACAAATTCGGCAATGCCAGTTCTTCGGTCTCGACGGCAAGTGCCCGTCGGTCAGCCACCACTGCGTTGCTGCTGCCCACGATTCGTCAATGGAGCACGTAGCTGCTGAAAGGGGGTCAACAGAGGGGCGCGCAGCACCGTGGGCACAAAACGCGTCGGCTGATTCCAATCGGGGCCTGGGGTACCAGGCGCCTCCCATGCCGCCCCCTCCTCCGCCGTTCCATTCGGTGTTGTCGTTCCAACGTCGATCCATCTCCGCCACCTCCGGGGACGCCACTTGAATTGGCCCATTGACGCACCCCTCTCCGCCCGGTTTGTATGGAAGAACCCTGTACCTAGGTAGTAGCCTGCCGCTCACACACAGTCGCCCGCGACCCCACCGGCGACTCCAATCCACTCCAGAGGTCCACGGATGGTCGACAGCTTCGGTGCCACACTGCGAGCCTTACGTCAGCAGAACGAACTCAGCTTGGAAGCCCTCGCCGAGCGCACCACCTTCAGCGCGGGCTACCTCGGCAACATCGAGACGGGCGAACGCGCACCCACCCTGGGCGTAGCCGCAGCCTGTGACGACGTGTTCGGCTGCGCCCCCTTGCTGGCAACCCTGCACAGCATCGAGCGAGGAGACCCCATGCTGCGACGGGCGTTACTCGGCGGTACTTTCGCCGCCACATCCACTGCGCTGCTCGCCACCGTGGACGGCACCGCGGCATTGGCCGCCGTCCTGCAATCGAGCCTCCACGACGCGATCGAGGCGCCCACCGACTGGGATGCCCTGGCCGCCAGCTTCGCCCGCCGTCACGTGCTGGCCCCGTCCCCCGCGTTCGGCGTCGAGCTGGCCGCACAGATCGCCGTTGCGCAACATCGCGTCACCGCCGGGGATCGTGATGCTGCCCGGGGCGCCGCGCTGCTCGCGCTCACATACGGGCTGTGGATCGCCGATACCGGGCGGGTGCCCACCGCGCACGGCCTGTACGCCACCGCTGCTGCCCTCGCTGACCGCTCCGGCGACCCCGCTACCCGCGCCCTGGTCCGGGCCCGCGCCGCGAACCGGGGCATCTACGAGGGCTGGACCGCTGACCGGGCACAGGCCACCGCCGACGAAGCCCTCGCAATCTCCACCACCGGCACGGCCGCGCTGGAAGCGCACGCTGCCCGGGTACACCTACACGCGCTGACCGGCAACCTGTCGGCGGGGCGGGCAGCCGTGGCACAGATGCGGGCGGCGGCTGACTCGCTGCCCGAAGCCGGCGGACCCACGGCGCATCAGCGCGTCGCCTCGTTCCACGCCTACCTGGAGTGCCGCGCGGGCAGCCTCACAGACGCCCAACGGGCCTTCGAGCAGGCCGAGCGGGATCTTCGGCAGGTGCCGCTGTGGCTGGCGGACGCCACGATCTACATGGGTCGAGCCCTGGTCGCGGCGGGTGACGTCACCGGCGGGGCACAACTCACCCTGGACGCCGTGCAGCACCTCCCGTTCTCAACGCGCATCCTCGGTATCGGGGTACGTGACGTGCTCTACGCTGCCGGGCGTCGGCGCAGCGACGTCCTAGACGTGCTGCGCGGCTACGCCAGCCCCGGCCCGGCCCCTTGGGAGACCCTGACATGACTAAGCCCCGTCAACACGAACCTGTACGGCAGCCATCACCGGATCAGATCCTGGCGCTAATCGGCGAGTACGGCGAGGTGCGCGAGCAAATGGGCGTGGTACTGGGTAGGAATGGCTTTGGCCGCACCAGCAGAGACCTTGACATTGACGCGGCCACGCTGGGCCAGAAGTCGGCCGGGCTGCTCGCGTTGATCGACGTATATGGCGAGCTACGCGAGCGCATCGGCGTGCTGATGGGCAACGGGCCGCTCGACGCGGATTCGGCGCGAGCCGTTGAGGTCGGCGTCTTGCGCGAGGACGCGGCCAACCTTTTCGCCCGGATCGGAGCGCGGTTGCTTAGGGCGGAGAAACCAAGCGCGGCCGAGGCAACGGTGCAGTTCCGGGCCGGGCACCGTGGCGACCCCGAACGGGTACAGGGCTCTATCCAGCGCCGGGGCAACTGCGCCGACGACGGCCTGTGCGAAATCTAAAGCGCGCCTGTGGATTTCCTTTCACTTGCCTTTTGCAACTCTAACCAACCCGAGTAAAAAAGGAGCGTCACCGTCGTGAACCGGTACAACAACTCGCCGTGCGACTGGTGCGGGCACCCGCACGACTACGACCAGCCATGTCGGCTACCGCTGCCAAAGCCTAGGCTCAGCGCATAATGGACGATGCGTACGAGCGGAAGCTGAACGTAGAAATACCGCAATCAGCGCGCATCTACGACTGGTGGCTCGGCGGCAAGGACAACTTCGCCATCGACCGGCTGGTGGGCGCCCAGATGGTGGAGGCCATTCCCGAGCTGCCGGAGATGGCACGCGAGAACCGCAACTACATGAACCGCGTGGTGCGCTACCTCTCCGAGCAGGGCATCCGGCAGTACCTGGACATCGGTACCGGCATCCCGACCAGCCCGAACGCGCACGAGGTCGCCCAGTCCATCAACCCGGAATCCACAGTGGTCTATGTGGACAATGATCCGCTGGTGCTGGTCCACGCCCGCGCCCTGCTGACCGGCGTGCCGCAGGGCGAGGTGGCCTACATCGACGCGGACTTCACCCAGCCCGCGCAGATCCTGGCCGACCCGCAGCTACGCGCGGTGCTGGACCTGAACAAGCCGGTCGCGTTGCTGATGATCGCGGTGCTCATGCTGGCCGACGACTCCGCGGACCCGTGGGGCGCCACCCGGACCCTGATGGACGCCCTGCCTTCGGGTAGCTACCTGGCGGTCACTCACCCCAGCAACGACTTCGACCCCGAACGCATGGGGGCGGCGGTGAAGGCGGCAACCAGTCACGGCATGACTTTGGTCCCCCGCCCCCGCCACGAAGTTGAACGCTTCTTCGACGGCTGGGAGCTTCTGGAGCCCGGTGTGGTGCCGGTTATGGACTGGCGCCCCGACGGGCCACACGAGCCGGGCAAGATCGCCTATTACTGGGCGGGACTCGCCCGCAAGCCATAACTTTGTGCGAGCTGGCAGTAACCCTCCGCCCTGCCGGTCGTTGCAGTCAGTAGGGCCTCGGCGCCGGGGTTCTTCCTCTCCAGGCCATCTCAAACCGGCGCCGAGTCCCGCTAAGACAGGGCCCGCAGAACTTGCCGTCCACTACCCGAGGTCACCCACCCGGAGCCTCGGGGGCAAGTTCTGCGGGTCCGCCGCCGGAAGGGCCGATCTTTCGTGAGCGCGCAGTCAGGCCGAGGTCGACTCAAACGCCTCGGGGTCAAGTTCAGCGACAAGCCGTTGCGAAAGACGCACCTACCCGCCTGGTGGCGGCGCCGCCTACGCCGCTTGGAGCGTCGACGCAGGAACAAAGAGCAGGACTGATCCCCTGCTCAGGCCCCTCACTGCCTTACCGTTGACCCGTGAACGGGCAGGGGGCCGATGGGCGATGGGTGTCAGCCATGCACACGCGACTGTGGCGCCGGGTCGGGCGCCGGGGCGCCACCCTGCTGTTTCTCGCATTGCTCGACCTGCTGTACCCGCTCGGGCTCGCGGGGCAGGCACCAGCCGCTCGCGCCGGCTACGAACTGATCGCTCCCTGGCAGGCGTGGGCCGGACTGTGGGCGGCAACCGGGCTTGTGTGCCTGGTTCAGGCGTTCGCGCGTCGAGACCGCATCGCGTTCACCGCCGCAGTCGGGATCAAGCTCGCCTGGGGGTCAACGTCGCTGGCCGCCTGGGCGGTGGGGATGAGCCCGCGCGGCTGGCTGGCTGCCGTGATCTGGCTGTCGTTCGCGGGGCTGATAGCCGTAGATTCAACCTGGTCCGAGCATTGGGACCGGCCGTGACCGTCGGGAGCACCCTGATTCAAAGCGGCCTCGCTGTGCTGATCGCGGGGGTGCCCACCTCGATCGGCGGCTGGTTCGCGTTCCGCCAGGCGACCAAGGTTCAGCGAAGCGCCGACCGAGCCAACCTGACCGACGATTTGCAGGACGAGGTGGCGGCACTGCGGGCTGCCGTGGCCGAGGCCCGCAAAGAGTGCGACCAGCTACGGTACCGGCTACGCGGCGCGATGGAGTACCTGGACGTGTGCATGGCGGTGATGCGGCGAGCGGACCTCAACCCCCCGCAACCCTCGATCACCGTCTACCCGTGGGAAGGCGACATCAAATAGTGGGGTGCGGGGGTCAGCCCTGCCATGTTGGGTTGGAGTGCTGGTAGCTTTTGCGCTCGGCAGTACCTCGCACCAAGCCGGTAGCTCTGGCGCGAGTGCGGGCGGGCGAGACGAGCGGGCGGGCTGATCATCCGTCGGGGCGTAGGCCGTGGTCCGCGCCCCTTAAGGAAGACGCTCCCAGCCTACGGACACACAGATAGGGCGGCCTCCCGCTTCCGAGGGATGACCGCCCTGCCTTGCTCTCAGGCCCCCTAGCAGGCTGCCCACGCGTGAACCTGCATCCAGGCCCCGTCCGTCCGCCGCGCCACACTGATCCGCCGCTCGCCGCTCGGCATCACCGTCACCGTGAACGAGTAGGGGTGACCGTTGATCGTGCGACCCCACGCCCGCGCGGTGCCGCTGGTGGTGTCGCGGCGCCGGACCGGCGGGCGGACGAACACCGTCGAGCGTGGCCCGATCTCCATTCGTTCTGCGGTGTCCGCAGCGGTGGCCTGACACGCTGGGCAGTCAGGTACCGACCCGACCAGGTGCGGGTACGCCAGATGCCGAGTCATGCCCGTGCTCGGGTCTTGCGGAGGCGACCGGGGGCGCCGCGTCCGGGCCGCTGCTGGGGGTCGGCGAGCCACGCCTTGATCGTGCTCTCGAACCAACGCGGCCGGTCCGGGGCGGGCAGGGCGTCCGGGGCGGGCATCCGACCGTGCGCCTTGTAGTGGCGCAGCGTGGCGACCTTGAGACCGGTCAACGCGGACACGCCCTTGTAGTCCAGCGGCTCGGGCTCGCTCATGACGCGTCCTGCGGGGTGCCGGGGCAGTCCTGGTCGTCGTGGCCCGAGGTGTCGCAGATTCCGCAGTCGGCGGTGCGTCGGGCGTACACCCGGTGTTCGTTGCCGACCCGTCGCGCCGTGGCCTCGAACCCTTCGCCGTACTCGCGGCCGAGCATGACCCGTTCGACCATCGCGGTGGCGCGTGCCGCCCGGTCGTGCCGAGCGACGATCGCCCAGTTACCCGGCCGCTCCAACAACAGCTTTGCGATGTCGTCGCGGGTGAGCGCGTACGGGTTGTCAGTCTCCGGGGGGGTCTCGAACGTCAACATCGATTGCTCCTTTTGGGCGGTACTGGCGGGCGAGACATAAACATACCGCGCCGCGCGTTATCTTAAAATCGACTGTTCGGCCCCACTGCGTACACGCCGCTGTGCTCGGCGCTCGCGCGGATCAGTGCAACCGGGTGATTCGCCATGAGCACCCAGCCGTGGACCTTGTCCGCCGGAAACGTGCTACGACCCAGAGCTATAGCCCGGTCCATGCCCTCAGGGTGCGTCGGGCAGGAGCACCTGATCTCCACGGCGGACTGCCCTCCACGCTCAGTGATGCTGGTGACAGTGATGGTGTGTTTCATCGGAATGATTTCAGGCCGGGTCGCTCGGCTCAACCTTGCCATCGACAACCACCAGGCGCCCGAGCTTGATGAGAGCGTGGACGGCGGTGGCATTTACACCCTTGTACGCCTTAACCCCCGAGTAGGAAATACCCGGCTCGACCTTGCCGTACGGCGCATCCGCCGGAAGATTGCGAATCGCTTCGAGGGTTACGGCCTGAGTCTTGGTGAGATTCATCGGGTGCTCCTGTTCGGCGGGCGAGACATAAACATACCGCGTGGCGCGTTGTCTTAAAATCGGCCAAACGGTTCGCGGGCTCCGGGAAGAGGGCGAAAGGTGGCGGCCTGATCGGGGGTGGTCTTGCGGTACCGGGGGCCCCGTACTGCGTTAGCGTTGGTGAACAAGACGAATTCGATACGGACCTCCTCGGCGTTCGTCGCAGTGGTGCCGTCCGCGCTAAAAGTCGTCACTTTGTAGGTGTTCCTGTGGGCTGTGCGGCGGGTGCCGTCTGCCATCGTGACGGTCCCGGCTACGCTTTCGATCAGCTTGTGCATCGAGCCCCTTTTCCCTGTCGGGCGTTGAGTCGGCACCCCCCGGACCCGAGGTTTTCAGCAGGCACCGCAATCGCTCTCGCACAGGCACTCGACGGGGGCTGCACCGGCGGCGGGAATGATGCGCATGTGCTCGAACACCCACGACTCCGCCATCATGTCGTCGCGCTTGCCGGTGCGGGTGTTAAGCGACGAGAACGTGTACCCGCTCTCCGAGAGGCCACCGACCACAAAGTGCGTTCCGACGCTGCGCTCCGACCAACGCGGGTTGAGAAATGTGAGGTCCTTGACGAACGTGAACACAGTGCCAGCGGTCAGGTCGGCGGCGGTGATGGCGTTCATCGGGTGCTCCTTTTGCTTGGGGGCGCTTTGTGGGGCGAGACATAAACATACCGCGCGGCGCGTTATCTTAAATCGAACGTTCAGGCGGACAAAAAAGCTTTAGGGCGGCCACCCCGTGAAAGGGGGTGGCCGCCCTATGGTTGGCGTTTTCCTAAATCAGGCCGAGCCGCACGAGCCACGATGGGTGGCCGTGGTGGCAGGTTCCGTCCGGCTCGATGGCACAGCCGTCCGTGGCCTCGGGCATCTCGACGTCCAGAATCCAGTTCTCGATGGTCGTGTCATCTGGTGGGTCGGTGGTGGGTTCCGGGTAGGCCACCGTGGACTACTTCGCGCCGCGCGGGCGGGCACCCAGGCCGCTGTGCCACGCGGTACCGGGGCAGTAGCTGAGCCAGGTTGCGATCAGCTCACCGGCGACCTTGGCGCTGACACCATCGATGTCCTTCTGGGTTTCGTCGGTGGCGGCGGCCGTGGCGCGCTCCCAGTTGTTGGCTACCATCTCGCCGACCTGCTCAATGAGGACTGCGGCGACGGCGCGCTTCTGCTCGCGGGTCATCTCCTTGACGGTGGTCGGCTTGACCTTGACCGGGGTGGCGGCCTTCGCGGGGGCGGTCTTCGCCGGGGTGACGGCCGGGGCCTTCGCCATCGTGGTCGGTGCGGCCTTGCCCGGGGTGGTGGCGGGGGCAGCGGTGTCGGTCTTGGGGGCGGTCATGGGGGGCTCCTGGTTGCTCGGGGTGGCGGTGACCTTGGCGCGGTCGGTGCCGTAGTGGTGGACCGTGAGCTGCACGTCACCGTAGGCTTCCGTGATCGACTCGTACTTGCTGACCTCCACCGCGAACTTGACAACGCGCCGCTGGCGGGCGATGGCCGTTGCGCTGAGGGTCCGCCCTGCGTTCTCGGCGAACTCTTTGGCGTGGGCGGCGGTGATAAAGGTGGCGGTGAAGTCGGTGATCATGGGGTGGCTTCCTCTGCTTCGGGTGGGCCGTGCGGCGCTTGTCCGGGTACAACTCCAATTAGTGGGGTTACGCCCAAGTTCCGCGCCGCACGACCAGCCCATGCTTATGGGGCCGTTCAGCTATAGATCATCCGGGGGCGATTTGAAGAGATCCACAGCCTTCGCGGTGGCTTCGAACGTCGCGCGGGGATTGCCCTCGCGTCCGTTAGCTCACTCATGGTCAGCCACCTTACGGTCGGCGGCCTGCGCCACTGCGGGCTCATGGTGCCCGATAAGAGGGTCACCCGCACCGTCGTACATGACGTCGGCGCCACAGGCGGTACCGTCGCGCGCTGTCCAATCTGCCACGCCGTCGACTACCACTCGCGTAAGTGCCATGCCGCACTTGCCGCAGCACACGACTTCGGGGTTACGCACGTCGACCACCTCAATACCCTGACGCTCCAATATCGGCAGCACCGTCTCCCAAGACGCGACGGGCATAGTCCGCTGCACAACATCGTCAGCCGGGTACGCCACGTCCAACACGGCGCGCATGGCGCCAATGTTCTTGTCGTCGGGCGCGTACAGGTAGACCGTGCCCCCGCCTGCCAGCAGCGTCACGCGCTCGCCGCTTACCACTTCTCCGCTCCCACGAGAGTCGACTTCGGCATGTTCGCCTCGGCGAAGGACCTGGCCCACTCCGGCGCATTGTTCATGTTCAGAATCCCGACCCCGGACCCGAAGAACTCGCCGAGCCACCGGCCTCTGATCTCGATGTTGCCGATGGTCCAGCCCTCGTCGCCGAGCTGGGTGCGCCAGTGGTACTTCACGGTGACACGGCCCGGGGTGAATGCGCGCCTACCTAGCGTGATCGGTTCGGCGCCGGCGACGTCGGCATACGCGGTTGCGTGGGCCTCGGTGTAGGCCCGAACGTCGGTGATCTGTGGTTCGTCCTCAGCCATGGTGGTGGCCTCTCAATCGTTTGGCTTGACAAGCTGCGCGCAACAGTGCATACCGGGGCGCCGCGCGGACCTCGACCCTATATCACCGCCTAGCAAGATGGCCCTGACCTGGGGTTATGTGGCCCGCGCTGGACGGGGGTATAGGCTCTAGACTAGGGGTACCCTAATCCGGGGTACCGGTAAGCCCGTACCCCGGATTAGAGACCCCTAACTGTGCAAGGGTAAAGATGTTGGCCCCCCCGGTCACCTGGCCTGCCCTGCCGGAACCGAGGAGGGAACCCCGTGACTGCCACCGACCTATACGTCAGGTACTCCGACCTAAAGGCCGAGAATCTAACGCCTGACGGTGAGGCGAAGAACATCGAGAACGCAGTTCAGTTGCTACGCGGGCGGGCCACACTGTACGGCTGGCAGGTCGCTGAGGTGATCGTTGAAAACGACGTGTTGGGCGACGGGCGACTCAAGCCCGCGTCGGCGTACAAGCGGCGGGCCGTCATTTTGCCGAACGGCGACGTGATTCAGCGTGTGATCCGGCCAGGTTTCACGCGGCTGGTGGACCGACTCAAGGCGGGCGTATCGCAGGCCGTGGTGGCGCTGGACCTTGACCGGCTGGTGCGCGATCCGCGCGACCTGGAGGACTTCATTGACGTGTGCCGGGCGACCAACGCTAACGCCCGGTCGCTATCAGGCTCGTTGACCTTCACCGACGGCGGCACCGACGGGGAGATCACCATGGCGCGGATCATGGTGGCGGTAGCGAGCAAAGAGTCGGCGGACAAGGTGCGGCGACAGAAGGTGGCCCGCAAGCGCAAGGCGGAGGCGGGCGAATTCGGCGGCGGCCCGCGACCTTACGGGCGAGAGGCAGACGGCAGAACTCTGCGCGAACCCGAGGCCGAGGTGATCCGTGTGGGGTGCCGCCGGGTGCTTGCGGAGCCGCCCGTCAGCCTGCGCTCACAGGTCCGCTCCCTGAACGAGCAAGGCTTCCGCACCGTGGCTGGTCACCTGTTCAAGGCCCCGGACTTTCGGGAGATGCTGCTTCGGCCGTGGAACGCCGGTCTGCGCGTTCACGACAAGCAGATCATCGGGGAGGACCCAGCAGCAGCCATCGTCAAGCGTGAGGTGTGGGAGGCGGTGGTGGACAAGCTGACTGCCCCCGGCCGCCGCAAGTGCCCCCCGGGTCCGGCACACAAGTACCTGGGCACCGGGTTGTTTCTGTGCTGGTGCGGCAGCACGGTCACGCCCCGGATCTCCAGCCGGAGGTCAAACCGGTACGGGTGCAAGCTGGGGGCGAACGGGGGCGCCGGGGGCGGGCACGCGGTGCGGGTCATGGCGGACGTAGACGCCTGGGTGGTCGACAACGTGCTTGCCCGCCTGGCCGAGCCGGACGCCGCCGAGCTGGTCGCGCCGCGCGCCGGTGCCACGATCGACGTAGCCGCGCTGCGCGCCGAGGTCAGGCAACTACGCGACCGCAAGGTTCGGCTGGTTCGGATGTTCGTCGAGGACGGGGACGAGGAAGCCCTGATGAAGGGCAAGCGGGATATCGACGCGAAGTTGAACACGAAAACGGAGCTGCTGCACGCGGCCACCGAGGTCTCACCACTGCGTGACCTAGTCGGCGCCGACGACGTGCGGGCCGTCTGGGAAACGATGACTCTCGGCGAGCGGCGAGCCGTGATCGCGCTCGTTTGCCGGGTCGAAATCTGGCCGCTGAACCACGGGGAGCGCCGGTTTGACCCGAGCGCGGTTCGGGTTCTCTGGAACGCCTGACTTCGCCGCCGCTCGGCGTTGCGCCCGGTTGCCGCTCGGGTCGGTGTCGAGTAGGCGGTGCTCGCGCCGTCGGATCTTGCGGGGTCGGCTCATCCCCTGTCAAACGAGAAAGCCCCGGTGCCGGATACGGCCGCCGGGGCTTTTCATTCCTCCGACTTTCGCGGAATCCCGGACGGCTGCCCTTGTGCCCGGTGTTGCATAGGGGCATGGGGACTGGCACGGAAGCGGCCGACGAACGCGCGGCTCTGATCACCCGCAACGTGGCGAATGCCCCACCGTTCACAACCGCGACGCTGGAAAGGTTGGCCGTGCTGCTTGGCCCAGTCGCGGCGGAGGTTCAACGGCGGAAACGGTCGCCGTCGGGGTCACCGTCGGGGTCGAACAGGTCGCGGGCGACGGGCTCGACGCTGGGGCAGGCGCACGGGATGCCGTAGCTGTCCAGTGCCCGGCAGCGGCCCTCGCCCCGGCGGCGGTGCTCTCCGCGGTAGTGGTCGCACTCGCAGAGATCCCCCGGGGCGGGCAGCGGTTGCGCTCGGGTGAGCCGGTCGATGATGTCGAGCAGGAAGGCTTCAAAGCTGGTGGTCTTCACACTTACTAGGGCCACGGCAGGCCGCATTCGTGAAGATGTGTGGCGCGGGTCACACCGACGATTTTGCCCAACGGCCCAGGAGGTGGTCTGCTGGGCGGGTAAGGCACCCGCCGCGCCGTCAATCGGCTCGCCGTCCAGCCCGTAGAACATCATGCTTCGCAACGAAACCGGCCGAGAGGCCCGATGTCGACAGCGGCGCAGATAAGACCCCGGAGGCGGGCCCGCTCGTCTGGGTAGAGGGCCCCTGTCAGTGCCTGAGGCCCGAAGATGGTGCCCGCCTTCGGGCCGGTCACGAAGTGGTGCCCGATCCACCGACGGCCGTCTCGGCACGCCGCGTACAGAGTCGTCATCTCGATAGCGCTGGGATGCTCGTGCAGCCTGCGCTCGGGGCCCAGGATGCGGGCACGATTCTCGGTCACTTCGTTGCCGTCGGGCATGACGACGAAGACCTCGCTCGCCAGCCCGGCGAACTGGATCACCGCCTTTTTCTCGCGTGCCTCCGCGACGGCTGCCATGACCGCGCGGGCGATGAACGCCGCGTCACTTGACTCCGGCGCGATGGCGTAGATCGTGGTGGACAGCGAAGGAACGCCGAGCGCGGTTTCGGCGCCGGGCGCCGTGGTGGCGACGAGCAGATGATGCAGGACGGCACCCGGCTCGGAGTTCCCGAGTAGGCAGGCGAGGTACCCGTCAATGGTGTCCTGCGGGATCACTCCGACACCCCCTGGGGCGCCGCAACAGTGTAGATGTTGGAATCAGCGCGAGTCGTCATCTGCAAGTGGTTGCGGCGCAGCCAGCGCTCGAAGCGACCGCGGAGGACGCTGGACATGACGATGGTGAACGTCTCGTCGCAGGCGGTGACGGGGGTGGGCGTCCCGTCGCCGTCGTCGCTTCGCAAGGTGTTGCGGCGCCTCCACTCGGGGTCGCGCAGGCGACGCCACAGTTCGCGTGCGGCTACACGGCTCGTCGGGTCGTAGCCGGTGCAGCGGCAGACGCCGTAGTCGTGCCCCACGGTGCCGAGGGCCAGACACTCCGGGTGTGCGTCTGTCTGGGCGCGGGGCGTCAACCCCATCGGCTCGCCGCAGACCAGACAGGAGTAGCCGACGGGGACGCTCACGACGCGCTCTCGCGGTTCACGGCGAACACCACGGCGTCAAGAACCTGGGTGTAGGTGCCGGACGGGACGGTGCCGTCTCCGGCGCACAGCGGGCACCTGACGGGCGTGGGCGGGAGCGACGGGGGTTCCGCCGGCGGAAGCGCGGCAAAGGGCGTCAGGGCCGCGAAGAGGCGGTTGACGGCGGCCTGCCCCGCCGCGTCCAGCACGATCAGCGCGTCATCCTCCGTGCCGGGCGAGTTGAAGACGAGATAGAAGTCGGGCAGCGCGTCGGGTGCGAGCCCCGCCAGCCAGGCGCACTCATCGTCGATGGCGCTGGCGCGCACCAGGGACTCGGAGCTGTCCGCGATCCAGCCGCGCTCGCTGACGGCCCAGCGTGCCCCGGGCGGACGCGTGGCCTTCCATCGGCGCCAGGCGGTCGACGTGCCGAGAGTCATGGTCAGCGGGAACGAGCGACCGCTGTACAGGTCGATGCTGTGGATGGATGCCTCAGTCACCCATTCCGTGGCCTCCTGGTCGGTCATGCCGCCGTCGCGGTAGGCGTAGCCGAGCGCTGCGTGACTGGTCAGGATGGTGGGGTCGACGCTCTTGAGCCAGCCGTGGACCTTGTTGAACAGCCGCACGAAGGTGGCGGGCGTCGTGAAAAACTTGCCGATGTCGTTCTCGGGCTCGTGCCAGATCACGATGACGGTGCAGTCCTGAAGGTTGTTATCGACTAGGTACCGGGCGAGCGCCAGCACGTGCGGGCGCCAGGCGCCAGACTGGACGTCGGCAGGCAGCGGCTTGAAGCTCCACACCACAGTCTTGCCCGCCGCCCACGCAGCGCCGCACCGGGCGGTGATCCGCTTGACGAGATCCTGCGCGCCAATGGGCTTCGTCTCGAACTCACGCGTCACCCCCATTTGCGGAAATGCGAAGACGGTGTGTCCCAACGTCGTGGGCTTCTTCCCGCGATAGTTCTCATGTACCCCGAGCCTCACTGCGCATCCTCTCGTTGGGGTTGACCTACCAGTATTTGGCGATGAAGTGCCAAGCGGCGATGCCGCCTGCGATCCAGAAGCCCGACCCGAGCAGCGCGGCAGAACAAGCGAGCACGGTCCACGATCGTGGTGCACGTGGAAACTCGTGTCTGCTCACGGGTTCACCTCCCTGTTGCAGCGGACGCAGCGTCCGCGTGAGTCCATCTTGACGCGATGCCGTCGGCGCACCTCGCACTCGATCAGCCGTTCCCACAGATCAGCGAGGGCCCCGTTCGCTGGCTCCTGGCAATGCTTCATGACCAGCCACGTTAACCCTGCCGGAGACACAAAAGAGCCGCCTCGCCGTACCCGATCCGGTGAAAGGATCAAGGGTCCAGCGAGGCGGACTCATTTTGCGTACCCCCCAGCACGCACGATCACTCTACCCTGACGCACGGGCGGGGATCGTCAGCGCCGTCGCGATTCCTGATGGGAGCGAACGCGGCGCGGCGAGGTGATGTGGAGGCGGTTGCAGTTGGGGCAGCCGTGGCAGCCGTGGACTATCAGCGGGGGTGCGGTTTCCAGCACCCACAGAAGTCGGTCGCCGATTTCCAGTGGAACAACGCGGTGATGCATGAGTTGGTTCCTTCCGAACCGGGGTCTTGGGCTCGCTTGCAAGCGGAAAAAGCGTGCCCGGTGCGGCTCGGCGGCGGCAAGGGACGCCACCCGATCGGGGTCACTCGAAAGAGGTGGCGCTTTCGATGGCAGGCGCAAGGCCGCTCGGCTTCCACAGCGCGTGATACATGACCAGGGCGGCACCGGTCACCAGAATGGCCGTAGCGCGCCAGTTGTCGAAGGTGAGTGTCCCGTGTAGTGCGCAGAGCAGAGCGGCGGCGCCGAGGCACAGCCCGAACGCGACGATGCCTCGCAGCTTGGGCCCCCAGCTCGACTGGTTGACGAGGGCGATCAGGAACGGCATCGCTACGCCACCGATGGCGAGGTCGACGCTGGCAGTCTCGGGCATGATGATCCCTTTCGAAGGGTTTCAGTGCGTGGCGAGCGCGATGGCGAAGTTGACCACAAGGACGATCACCGAGACCCCGGCAAGCAGATAGCCCCAGCCGGATTGCAGTCCCGACGAACGACCGGCGGTGGTAGTCGCACCGAGCTTGAGGTCGTCGACCTTTTCAGAGATCGAGTTCAGTCGGGCCTCCGCCTCGGACCGGGGGATGAACGTCGCTGTCTGGTCGGTCAGGGTCTCCCGAAAGGCGTTGACGGAGTCGAATCGTTTTTCTGACGCCTGCTCGGCTTTCATGGTGGCCTTCTCGGCGGCGACGAGCGCTGTCTGAACCGCCTCCTTCTGTGCGGCAAGGGCCGCGTCGAGCGCTTTGGTCTGCGCGTCGAAACGCTGCTGGTAGCGCAGGTCGGTGTCGATGAAGCGCTGGGCGATGTACTCCTTGAGGTCGGAGTGCGAGGTGTCGAAGCGTCGGTCCAGGGTGGCGACCAGGCCGGTGACGTGTTCCATCACACGGTCGCCGAGAGTCGCTGTCACCTTTTGGTCCGACGGCATTGGCGGTTGCGGGGGCAATGGCGGCAGGGACATGGCGCTCCTCTCGCTTGTGGTGGGTGGGGGCGTAACCGGGTGGGGCGTCAGTCGTTGTCCCGGCATGGACATGATCACCTTGGACACGAAGCGCATTCGTGACATCCGCCCTGAGGTGTTGGACAGCGATGGCCGGATGCGTGTGCTCCCGGCGGCGTACTGGGCCAACACGACGGTGCTCGAACGCGCGTTGTTCGGGCACCGCAACGGCATCTACTCGTTCCCGACGACGGAGCTGGTCCACTACCTGCGCAAGGTGATCGGCGACCGTCGGGCGATTGAGATCGGTGCTGGCCACGGCGTGCTGGCGCAGGCGTTGGAAATCCCGGCCACCGACAGCTATCAACAGGACAAGCAGCCCTACCGGCTGGTGTACGAGGCCACGGGGCAACCGCGCGTGCGGTACGGGCCGAACGTCATCGACTGCGACGCGAGCCGCGCCGTGCGGCTCTTCAAGCCGGAGGTGGTAATCGGCTGCTGGGTCACGCACGTCTTCGACCCGGCTCGGCCCGGGGCGAAGGGAAACGAGGCGGGCGTGGATGAGGAGGACATCCTGCACAACACCCAGACGTACGTCGCGATTGGAGACTCGCACGTTCACCGGCACAAAAAGATCTGGGGTCGCTCGCACACGCTTGACTGCCCGCCGTTTCTGTACTCGCGGGCCCACAACGGGAGCCGTCAGTTCATCGCGACGTGGCCGGGGCAGGGCTGAGACTCACCCGCGCGGGAGTCTCAGCCCTGCCAGCTCCGGTGCGCGCCCGTCACCGCCAGGCGTGGTTGCGCGTTGGGGCATGTGTGACCCGACGATTTGGCCCCAAGCAAGCTGACCACCCCAGTGTCGGCGACGTGTGCCGCGCTTGTTCCGAGCTGTTCGACGTGGGCGACTTCACGGCGCTGATACCGCTAGGGCCCGGCGGCGACCCGGAAGCGCGCAAGGCACGCGATGAGGGGCGCGCGTACAACGCAGTAGCGATCGAGATCCACTACGAGTGCGCTGACCACTAGCCGAGCGGGCGGCTCCACGGCAGCGGCCACGTCGTGGGCCCGATGTCACCGTCGACCGCGACCCGGCACACCTTCTGGAAGCGGCGCACCACGTCCTCGGTCTTGGGTCCGAACAGGCCGTCAGCGGTGCCGAGCGAGCGCCAGCCGCGTGCGATCATGCGCGCCTGCCACAGCCGCACCGCCGGGTCGGGGCGCGCCGAGCCGTGCACCTGTTGCAGCACGCGGCCCGGGTAGAACGGCACCCGGACATGCGACGTGGATGGCTTGACGCCGATACTGATCAGGTACTCCGCGACCGTTTCCCCGCGCAGGGCGGACAGGATCGCCTTGTAGGCGGCTGCGCAAAGAATGTAGCGGCGGCGCAGCTCCAGGTGAAGGTGCCACCTGTGGTCGCTGCTGGCGCGGCTCATGGTGCGGGTGATGAAGTCGTAGCGGGTGGCGTCGCCGCTGCCGAGCCAGCCATTGAAAGCGTTGATGTACTTGCGTCGCGGGTCGCTGCGGTTGGTGAACACGGCGACGAGTCGACGCGTCGCCAGCACCATGTCCGTGCGGTTCATGCTCATGTCGATGGCCGAGGCAGCGTCGTCAGGGCCGTTGCCGGGCCGGTCGTCGCGGCGCACCACGCTGAAGTTGGTAGCCGGTTGGCAGCGGCGGCAAATGTGGTAGCCGCCGCGTAGCTGGTGCGCCCGGTCGCCGCAGATGCCGCTGCACACCGCCGAGCGGAAGCTGTCCTCGAACGACTGGGCGAACTGCCGGGTTGCCGGGTAGGCGACGGTGGCTTTCATGTGACCACCGGGCCTTCAGGGTCGAAGGCGAGCACGTCGAAGCTGATGCCTTCGGCTGCGGGCCTCACGCTCTCGATGTCAACGACGTCGGTGGCGTTGCTGTGCAGGGCGTGGAATTCGTCGGGCCGCAGGGGGTCTGCGGCGTACAGCCACATGCGCCTGCCGGGCTTGTCGTACAGCAGGAATCCGTCGGGGAACCGGACGGCGACTGCGCGCCCATCGTACGGGCCACCTCGGCAGACTCCGCTGAAAGCGGGCTCGCGCGGCACGTAGACATCGGCGTCAAGCGGATCAATCTCCGCCTCGCCTTCGGGCATCAGCCGGGACAGCACCGGACCGTCGTCATCGACCTCCGCGGCGAGGTCGTCGTCGGGGTCAACAGCCGGCGGGGACGCCGGAATATCAGACATGTGGCTCCCTCATGGAAAGTCAGGCCGCGTCGAAGCGCCACGCGACGTCGGAGGTATCGGTGTTCTGCGAGGCGAGAATCGTGAATCCGGTGCCCGGAGTGCGCGCGGACACCGTCAGCGCCGACGGGACGGTGACCGTGCCAAGGTTCTGTGCGTTCAGCCGGATGCGGGACAAGGCGGTGACCGACGGCTCAGCGATAACGGCGGTACCGGCGACCAGCGTGACCAGCCCCGAGACCACGCCGGGTGTCGCCGGGACCAGCGACACCCATCCGGTGCCGTCGTGGCGGAGGTGCCCGACGCCGGTCACGAAGCAGATCTGGCCTTCGACTGCGCCGCCCATCTGCGCGTCGCGCTCGACTGTGCTCACGAAGCGGCAGACGACCTGCCCGACGAGGTATCCGTTGACGTCGTCGCTGTTGAGAAAGTCGTCATCGGTCCAGGTGCGATACCCGGCCATCAGGGTCTCCTCGCTGCGATCGGCACGGCCGGGAACTGGAAGTCGACGCTGGCCCGGAAACCCTGCGGGGTGAAGGTGAGCGTGACGTGCTGCACCGGGGCGGGCGGCAGGCCCCCGTAGACGGGCAGCCGATCGGGAATGCGCCACCGGGAGCGGACCAGCCGCACATCGTCGGCGACGAGGTCCGCCGCGCCGGTGACGGTGACGGCGCCCGCGTTGGTGGCGAGCACGACATCGGTTGCGGTGTTGGCGGTGGACGCCGCGTGGTACAGGCTGTTGCCGTCCGCCGCCGTCCAGCCGGGGGGCAGTGGCACCGCCGGATCGACCATTTCGATTGTGGTGGGGCCGGTGATGCGTACTGCCCGTTTGACCCGCGACGAGAAGATCCGCACGAGATTCAGCAGGGTGTCCTCGCCGGTGTCCAACGTGGGCTGTATGACGCCCGGATCAAAGGGATCGGTAGGCAGGATTCCCGGGTCCGTCCACACGTCGGGCGGCGGCGGGGTGTACTTGTTGGGGTCGTTGGTGGGCGCCTGTACGACGGATTTGGCGCCGGTCAGCCAGAGTTGGTACTGCTGAAAACCGACGACGCCGTTCGACGGCACGGCCGGGTACTGCGATCCGCCGGGCTGACCCACGAGTCCGATCTGGATATAGATCAGGTCGTGGGCCTGCACGCTCGCCGTAGTCTCGGCCGGGTTGCCGTTCAACGACGACAACAGCGTCAGCACGCCGTCCGTCCCGGCCCGGTACACCGACACGCCCACGTCCTGGAAGTTCTCGGGTGTGGTGAAGGCGGTGGCGTGCAGCGTCGTGTCCGACAACGGCTCGTACTTCCACCAGGCGGTACCGAGCCGGATCAGCGACTGGTCGTCAATCGCCGCCAAACTGTGCGTGAAGCCGTAGTTGAACACGGTCGGGGATTTGTAGGTCTGCCCGTCCGCCGCGATGATGACGTCAAACGCGTCGTCGCGCAGGTCGTTGGACTGCGTCGACGCGTAGTCGACTTCGAGAACGATGTCTTGACCGAAGCCACGTCCGTCGTTTGCGATGCCGCCGCTGCCGACGAGCAGATAGTAGGTCTGCCCCGACACCAGGAAGAACTTCAGGGCGGCTGTGCAGGTGAAGTAGTCAGGGTCAGGCGGCGCAGGCGATCCGACGCCGAGCGACACAGCCTCGTAATAGCCATAGGCGCCGGGCGCCTTGTCGAGATTGACGAGTGCGAGAGTGACGCCCTGATAGGTGCCCGTGGCGTAGAACGCTACGTCACGGCCTTCACCGACAATGCTGTAGACGACGATGTTGCCGCCATAGGTGGGGCTGACGTGGTGCAACGGCTCGCTGTCGCCACCGTCCGGCAGGGCCGTGACGAAGTCGGAGCTGTACGAAACGATGAACGGCAAGACGTCGATCGACTCGCCGGGCCAGTAGTGCTCGGGCATGTCAGTCCCAGCCCTTCACGGTCACCCAGCGGCGGATGCGTCTGATGGCAGTCTCTTGCGGCAGGTTCTTCCACTTGACGATGCGGCCCATCATCACCGCGTACGTTCCGGCTGCGGTCGCCGAGAAGTCCACGCGCCGGGTCGCGCCGTGCCTGCTGGCCTCGGGGTCGATCACGTAGGTCAGCGCCGTCGAGTCCACTGTGCCCTTGAACAGCAGTTCACCCGCGTAGCGCACCTCGATGATGTCGCCCGCGTACAGCAGCGGTCCCGGGTTGTCCCAGTAGCTCAACGCGATGCTGGCGGTCTCCTGCTCGATGAGCAGTGTGTGGAAGCAGCGCTGGGGCCCTTTCGGGGGCGGTGTCGGGTAGGTGGTGGTGTCGGGGGCGTAGCTCTGATTGATCGTCACCGTGGCTGCGGGAATGTTTACCCAGACCGTGGCGGGGGTGGCGAACTTCGACTTGCCGAGGGTGAACGCGCCGAGCCGCGAGGTCACCGACGTTGCCCGGCGCAGCACCAGCAGGTCCGGGTTGTAGTCGTGGTACACCTTCGCAGGCAGCCCCCCGCCAAGCGGCACACCGGTCGCGCCGGCTACCTCGATGCTCAGGTCGGTCTCGAACGCGATCGGCACGACTGCCAGCAACGTCGACAGCGGCACCCGCGCGTCGACCAGCGCAGCCGTCAAGGTGACCGTCGCGGCGAGGTGGGTTGCCCCCAGTACCGTCGCGTCGATCAGTGTGGTGGTCACGAGGTCGAGCGTCACGGTGATCGGGGCCGGGTCGAGCGCCGTCGCGTCGATCAGCTCCGTGGCGGTCAGGGTGAACGCTACGGCGATCGGCTCCGGGTCGAGCAACACCGTGGGGATGACAACGTCGAGCGACGTGGCGATGGTGATCGCGGTGGTGAGGGCGGCCGGGTCGAGTAGGTCCGTGTCGCCGGGATTCTCGGGCGTGACCAACAACGTGCGTGTGACAACGGTTGGCGCGTCCGCGGAGTCGACAATGACGGTCATGGCCGCACCGGTCCTATCTTGGCGCGACGATGATCGTGCGGACTACCACCACCGGGGTCTGGTCGTCGTCCGGCACCGTGGCGGACGGCATCACTCCCACCTGATCGCGGCGCAGTGGCCCACGACAGGCGCCGCCGACCAGTAGTTCACGAACACGCCCATCGGCAGGTACACGTGGGCGGAGCCCAGCACGGTGGCGGTAAACGGGGTCAGGGCCCCGAACTCGGCGTTGTAGTACGTCAGCGCGCCGAGCGAGGGCCGCACCCCCGGCACCATCATGTAGTGCCGGAACACGTTGACGTTGGAGCCTTCCGACGACGTCGTGGCCGTCTTCGACGGGATCATCGCCGGAATGAACGCGTCGTTGGTGGCAGGTGACGCCGCGCCGAACAGCGACCTGCTCTGTGAGGCGGCGGTGGCGCAGGTGGTGCAGGACTCGGCAAGGAAGCCGGTGGCGGTGGCGGTGCCGGTGGCGTCGCGGGAGCGGTCCACCACCAGCGACGCGACGCAGTTGTTGGCGGTGCCGCCCGAGAGGTACCCGGCGCCCAGCACCATCGTGAACGTTCCATCGACGTAACACGCGTACGAGGTCAGCCCGGACTGCAACGCGCCCATGTTGGTGTTGTTGGCCAGGCTGAACGATGGGCTGGACAGGGTGCCCGCCCCGTTGGTGACCGAACCCACGTCCAGGCGCAACGCCGGACGGGCAAGGCCGTCGGTGTAGTAGGTGACCTTGACGATGATCGGAGTGGTCGTTTGCAAGGTGTCCGGGAATTTGAACGCGTGGTAGCCGAGGTTCGTAGTCGACGTGTTCACGGTGGAGGTGATGGTGCTGACGTCGAGCTGCCCGGTGTCGGTCGTGGCGACGAGCCCGGCAGCGATGATCAGGTCGTGGACGCCGTTGATCCAGGTGCGGGTGTCCACGGCGGCGGTGTTGGACCACGAAAAGACGCTGGTGGCGGTCGTCACGGTCAGACCGCCGTGATGGAGATCGAACCGGCGGCCAGCGTCGGCACTGCGCCGGAACCGATGGCGCGGGGCGTCGCCAGCAGGGAGAACGCCCGCACCGTCCCGGACGCACCGTCCTTGAAAACGACGTACGTCACGGTGCCCCAGCTACCCGTGGCGGTCGGGAACACGATGGCCACCCCGTTGGTCTTGGCGCCGGAGGCGGCGTCCGGGAAGTTGGTGGCGTTGTTCACCACGGCAACAGTCGCGTACCCGTTACCGGACGGCTCGGTGACGTTGCCGCCGGTCGCGGTCGGGGTGGTGGTCGACAACCCGACGTAGTAGGTACCTGGGGCGTTGGTCGCCGCCGCCGCACCGCCGCCGAACCGGGAGTCGAGACTGTTGTTGCAATCGCTGGTCACGAGCGGCACGGGAAATCCCTTCGTTGAGTTGTGTCAGGACGTGGTGGGCAGCAGGCGTCGTCGCCCGGTGCGCCGTTCGTACGCTTCGATGGCGGACACGACCTGGCGGCCCGCTTCGGCGGGGTCGGCGCCGGGCGCAACGCTGACGTTGATGACGATTCCGGGTAGCGGCGCGGCCGATCCGGCGAGCGCCGTCACGGGCACCCGCCCGGTCGCCGAAAGGTCGACATTGGCTTGGGCCGAGACGCCACCCTGGATCAACGAGGACACGCCCGCAAGCTGGGTCCTGAGCGTGGGGACCTGTGACTGGATTCCGTCGATCAGGCTGCCGAGGATGAGCTTCCCGTTGGCGTGCAGCAGCTTCGCGTCTCGGGCAGGAGGGCCCTTCCACGACGCGATCTTTCCGGTGAGGTCCGTGAAGACACCCCGGACCTTGTCGAAACCAGCGCGCACACCGTCGATGAAGCCTTGGATGATCGAGCCTGCGATATCGCGGAATTTCTGGATCAGCCCCGAAACAACAGCGATCACCCGGTCGCGGAATGCGATTGCGCGGTCGACCAGTGCGGTAAGGCCCCCCCAGATTATCGCTACTCCGGTGATGAAGTCGCGGAACCGGTCTCGCACCCATTTGAACACGTTGACGAAATAGCCCCGGATTTTGTCGAACACGGCCACCGTCGTGTCGTGGATCTGCCGCCAGTGCGACGTCACGAAAAGCACGATTAGCCCAACCGGGCCGGTGATAATGCCGAGGACAAGCTTCCAGTGGTCCTTGAGCCACCCGAAGACTTCCTTGGCCCCCTCCCACAGGAATTTGAACGCCGAGGCGACCGCGCGGAATGCCCCGTCCACGATCTTGCGGAACGTCTCGCTGTGCTTGTACGCGTAGATCAATCCGCCCGCCAGCGCGGCGATCGCCAGGACGATCAAGCCAATCGGGTTGGCGTCCAACGCGACGTTGAGCAGCCACTGCGCCGCCGTCGCCACACCGCTGGCCACACTCGACGCGATCATTGCCACCTTTGCGGCGATAAACGACACGCCCGCGCGCACGTTGGCGAGAATGGTCGAGTTGATGGCTGCGTTGTAAAGGCCCTGCGCGATTGCGGAGGCCCGGGTGGCGACCGCCTGAGCCTTCGTAATGATCAGAGCCTTGGCGGCGTCGGCGGCGAGCTTCGCCATACCCGCACCCTTGATGACGACGTTGTATGCGCCCTGGGCGATCACCCCCGCCTTGGTGGCTACGGCCTGCGCCTTGGTGGTGACCAGCATCTTGGCGTATTCCAGCCGGAACGGGATCAGCTTCGCAACGTCCATGACCGCCGTGTAGGCGACCTGCGCGGCCTTTGCCACATCCACGGCGTTGGCTAGCGCAAGCTGCGCCAGTCTCCACGCCTTGACGGCGACCACAATCCCGAGGACAGCAAGAGCGAACGTGCCGAACGCCGGGTTGGCGACCAGCGCGGTCAGCTTGTCGAGAATCGGCACCAGAATGGCCACGGCGCCGGGAACAGCTTTGCCGATCGCATCAGCGACATCGACCAGGGTGGGCACCAGCGCCAGCGCGGCCGGAACCAGCGAGGTCAGCAGAGCGGCGGCGAGCTGCCCGACCGGCGGGATCAGCGGCAGCAGCGCGACGAGGATTCTGCCGAGCGGATCGACCAATGTGCCCGCTGCGGACACGATCGACGGCAGTGCGTCACCAAGGGCCGCCAACACCGGCGTCACACCGGTCGAGACAGCCGCAACGACCTTTGTCAGCACCGGAAACAGCGGGGCGAACGACGTCAGCAACTGCGCGACGGAGCGGGCGACCACGATGATGGCGGGCACCAGCGCGGCCACCAACACGGGCGCGATCCGCACCAAGGCGATGACCAGAGCAGCAATCGGCGGTATCAGCTTCGCGAAGACGGGGAACAGCGGCGCGAGCGCGGTGAGCAGCTTCCCGCCGGTTTGGGCTACGACAATGAGCGCGGGGGCGAGGTCCGCGACCAGGATCGGTGCGACCTTCACGAACGCCACGATGAGCGCGGATACCGGCTTCAGTAGTGCGATCACCGCGCCGACGATCAGGGCGAAGACCGGTCGGAGCTGAACCAGGGCCGCGCTGACCGCCTGGACCACCGGGATCATCGCTTCACGGAACGCGAGGATCAGCGGGTACAGGATCGGCAGGAACGTGGCGAGCACGCTGACAATGCCGACCAGCGCGGGCAACAGCGGCGAAAGGCCAGTGAGGACGTTGACAAACACGTCGGCGAGCTGCTTCACGATCGGCAACAGCGTCGGCACCAGCGGCACGAGCTGACCGGAGATGACGTCCGCGAATTTCAGGAACGCGGTGATCAGCACGGACACGATCGGTGCGACCGCTGGAACGATCTTGGCGATGTGGGCGACGAACGCGCTGATTTCCGGCCCGGCGAACGCGACCTTCAGGGCGCCCGCAATCGCGGCCAGGGCGTGGAGGACGGGCCCGGCGAGCGGCGCAGCGGCCTTGATGAGGTTGCCGAACGCGCCCCCGAGGTTGCTGAGGAGGCTGCCGATGACGGGCAGCAGCGCAGTCGCTGACCGGGCGAGGGCGTCGAAGTTGATCAGGCGCATTGCGGCGGTCAGCGGGATCAGCTTCGCAAGGATCACGTTGCCGAGAGGGGCGAACGCGGTCACCAGGTGTCCCGCGACCACGAGCAGGTTGCCGATGGTGGTGGAGACGGACAGGAACGCGGGTACGCCCTGGGTCTTGATCAGCGACACGAGCGGCCCGACGCTGCGGGTCAGCCCTGCGAAGCCCTTGGAGCTGACGCTCTGGACCGCCTTGCCCATGTCCGTGATAGCCGGCGTGAGCCGAGGGATGATCCGGCCCAGGGTTCCCGCCGCCGTGGAGATGATGCCCAGCACCACGGGCGCCTGGGACTCGGACAGGTCGCTCCACGCCTTGTTCATGGCGAGGGTTTGCAGGGTGGCGGCCCGCTGCAACGGCGTCAACGCGCCCAGCGACGAGGCCATGGCCTGCTGCGCCTTCGTCATGGCCTTGGTGTCGCCGATGGACTTGGCACGGTCGTACGCGTGGCTGGCCGTGTTGTACTCGCCCACGGCCGCTGTAACAGCTTTGAAGGTGGGGGCCGCTACCGCCGCGAACAGGCCCACGCCGATGGTGGCGGCGCCCAGGGCCGCGCCTACCGCGAGTGTCGCCGCGACCAGGGGCAGCGTTGCGGAGGTGGCGGCGAGCGCGCCAGCGGCGACCAGGGCGTACTTGTTCGCCACGCCGGTCAGTCCGAACGACAGGTCCGGTAGGCCCTGGCGGATGCGGTCGAGCGCGAGATTCGCCACGACGATCTGTGCGACGCCTTGCGCGAATCCCTTGGTCTTCAGCTCGATGTCGACATTGCGTCCGTCGAGCTTGTCCACGCGCCGTTGCAGAACGGCCAGGCGTGCCCCGGTCTGGTCGGCGGCGGAACCAGTGTTTCGCAGGCCGCGCACGGCGTTGGCGGCATCGGCCAGAATGGAAATACGGATGGTTGATGCCACGACGCGTCACCTACCTCTGTTTCATCGCATTGACGGCGGTGGCGAACGCGTCTCGTTGGCGCAGGGTCAGGCTGTAGAACACGTCGGGGCCGAATCCGGTGCCTACGCACCAGTTCGCAAGCGACTGGTCGGCGTCGCGTCTGGCTAAAATCCTTTTCCCAGCTCGGTGTCCGGGTCACTCGCGTCGGCGTCGATCGGCTCAGGCGCGAACACCGCGTTGAGTTGCTTGAGGGTCATCGACTTCACTGCGTTCCACGACAGGGTTGCCCCGTCACGGTTTCCGTACGCCCAGACGGCTCCGAGCAGGGTCCGGGCACCACCGAGGTCGGACAGGTCCGCCTTGAAGTGCGTTTGGATGGCGATGACCTCGAAGCCGGTCAGTTCTTCGGCGGCCACGGACAAAGGGAGGTCACAGTTCAGCGCGGGTACATCGGTCATGACAGGTTTCTCTCTCTGAGCAGTCGATCGACAGCGGTCACGAGGTCACGCAGCACGCGCGGTCGGATGGCCACGTCGGCTTTCTGCATGAATCCGTCGCCCTTGATGTTGCGTTTGGGCCAGCCGTAGTTGATCGGTCCCGCGTAGGGCGCGCGGGTACCGCCCGCCGAAACGGTGGCGTAGTTCTTGGCGGAGCTGCCGCGAATGGTGGCGGCGAGCTTTCCGGAGCGGTGCGGCGCAAAGCCGGCTGCCAACGACCTGGCCTCCTGGGCGATGCCCCCGAACGCCGCTTTGAGGTCCGCGACCTGGACCCCCGTTCTTTCCAGGTCGCGGACCAGCTTTGTTAGGCCGTCAACCTTCACGGTCATGACTAGGCCGTGACCTTGGTGGGCTTGGCCGTGAAGATCCATTCCACTTCGGTGACGAACCGGGCGGACGTGCTCGGGTCGGCGTCGCCGCCGAGGAAGTCTCCGGACGGTTCGCTGATGGTGACGGTGCCGTGGAAGTGCGGCTCCGTCGCCGATGCAGTCGCGTTGCCGTACGGGCGCACAACGACTGCGACGTCAGTGCCCGCCGCAGACCACACCTGATTCCACAGGCTTGTCGACTCGGCGTCCTGAATGAACTTCAGCTTGAGGCCGTATTCGCGCGAGCCACCGGCGGCGGCGTCGGCGAAGGAGACGAAGTCGCTTTTTGCTTCCTTGCTGGTGATGGTGGCGCTGCTCACCTCAGCCGCGACTTCATCGCCGTCGATGGTCAGGGTGAGCTTGCGGGTACCGATAGCGGCCATGGCTGATTCCTCGATCTCTACAGGGTTACAGGCTTGGACAGGTGCAGCACGGTGCCCAAATAGTCAGCGCCGCTTTCGGTGACGGTGATGGGTGCAGGGGGCTCGACACCGGCCAGAACCCAGTCCATCGAATTGACGATTGCCAGCTCGATAAGGTCTTCCAGCGTCTCCAGGGACTCGACCACGTCAGCGTGATCCGCGAGAATCGCCACGTCGATGTGCACCAGGTACTCGCGGAAGTTGGGCCCAGCGGCAATGTAGACACTTCCCAGCGGGGGCATGACGTAGACGCAGGGCAGCGCTATCTGATCTGGCCACGAGGCGAAGACGGGCACTCCGAGCACCGCCAGGTCGGTGGTGAGTTGGACCCGCAAATCTCGAAGTACAGACACGTTTTCAGGGCTCCCTATGGCGGCTGAGGGGTCACGGACGCGTCACCAGCGCGAGCCCTAGGACGTAGTGCGACACGTTGGGGTCGTCGGCGTTCGGTGCCCACGTCAACCCGGCCGCATCCGCCACGTCGTACAGGCTGAGGCCCTGGCCGGTGAATGCGCTGCGCGCGGCGAACACGGCTGCCCGCGCGGCCACCGCCATGTCGTAGGCGGCTGCCTTGCTCTCGGCGAAGGACTCGATGTCGATGACGGGGTTGTCGAGTTTCATCCACAGCGTGGGCACCCCGCCGGTGCGCGCCACCCGCAACCTACGGGCGGGGTAGGCGTAGCCGACGAGATCGGTGGCGACGGTGACGCCGGTGATGGCCGTGATGTGGGTGCTGGCCCGCAGAATGTCGCACACTGCTGCTTCGGCGTCGCCAAACACGGTGTAGTCGGCCACGGTCAACCTTCCACGCGCTGGAGGTCGGCTTCGATGTGGGCGAGGGCGCCGGACGGTGACGCCCAGCGCCGCACCTCGCCGGTGACGTCGTACAGGGTGCCGTTCCAGCGAATGCGGTTGGCGGAGACCAGGGCGGTGCCGAGCGGGGCGAACAACACCCAACGCCGGGTGAGCCGGTCTAGCACCTCATCGCCCGGTACGGGTTGCACCCGGCACCCGGTCACCGTCGTCACGACCGGGCTGTCCCAGTCCAGGGCGGTGGTGTTGCCGTACCGGTCCGTAAGGGGCGGGGCCTCCAACACGTCCACGGTTTCGGTGTGGAAGGAAATCATGTCGTCAGGCCGCCAACGGGACACGGATGCGGTCGAGCATCCGCTTTTCGAACGTCAACAGGGTCACCGTGCCGGGTGGTGCCGTGGGCAAGGTGGTCGTTCGGGGGGCCGAGTAGGTGACGGACTCCCCGCCCGAGGTTTCCTGTGTGATCGGGCCGGACCTGGCGTCGGCGGCGAGGGCGGGGCCGATGGCCCGTCCGGCGACCGCGCACACGAGCGTGATGACCCAGCCGGGTGTGGTGGCGAAGCCGTGGCCCATCTGCGTGATGACGCCCCGACGTCGCCCCGTCCAGCACCCTCCGCGACGCTTCTCCATCACCCCGTTGGTGGACCAATCGATGCCGGTCACGTCGAGCGCTCGCCCGTCCTCGCTGACGGAGGTGAGCGATAGCAGGTTCATCGTGGGCAGGGTTTGGATGGCGGTGCCTGTGCCGTCCACGACCACTGTCGCGTCGAGCACTGGCGCGATGTGCCAGCCGCAGTAGTCCGTGACCGCGTCACAGGCCCCGTTCAGCAGCAGTTGTGCGGTGTAGGCGTCGAACGCGTCCAGGTCCCGCTTCAGGTATGCCGCGAAGTCTTCGATAGTGACCAGGGTTTCCATGTGCGCGCCTACCTCTGGGGTCGTGCGACTGCGGCGGTGGCGCGCGGCCTGGTGACCGGCCCGTGTGCTGTGCGGGTGACGACGGGGTTGGGGTCGCTCGCCCCTGCCCGGTCGGTGTAGTGCCGGACCCGCAGCAGCGCGCCGTCCGCCCGATCGGTCACGGTGGTGGTGTCGATGAATCGGATTGCCGCCGCCGCCGCGAGGCCACTGGCGGCGCCCGCCGAGTCGGTGAGCCCGATTTTGAGGGTCAACCGCACCAGGTCGACAACGCTGGCCAGGTCAGGGAAGGCGAACGTGCGGGCTGGAGCGGCGGCGTCGGTGGGTGCCGCGTCGTCGGTGAACGCCTTGGTGAAAGTGCCCGTGGAACGCATCGCGTCCGTTGCGCCCGCCACGCTCGCAGGGACTCGCCGTAGGTCGGCCTGGCGCCCGAACGAGTCGGCGGCGGTGACCTGCTCGGTGATGCTGAGCACGACGTGGTGCGCGAGCACCGGCGCTGCTGCGTCCGTGCAGCCGGCGGAATCGGTGAAGACCAGGCGATGGTGTACGGACACGTCGTCAACCGCACCGGCCGTGCTGGTCAACAGCCCCACTCGGCGCGCGGACAGAGTGGCCGTGTCGGACGGTGCGGGCAGAAGCCACGGGTACGCGAACGGTGTGGCCAGCTCCGACAGGCGCCGCACCGTGTCCCGAACGGCGGCGGTCGTGTCGTCCGCGGTGACCGTGTCGATCAACGCTCGCACTCCGCCGAGCGTCATTGCGTCGGAGGCTACGGCCGAGTCGGTAAACGCCAGGTTGATGCCGAGCGCGACTACGGGCGCGGCGGAGTCGGTGGCTCCGGCAACGGCTGCGGGCAGAGTGACCGACGCGGTACGGCTTACCTGGTCGCTGGCGTCGCTCGGCGAGGTGCGGCGCATGATGCGGGTGCGGCGCAGCACCCCGCCCACCAGAACGTCGGTGGTGGTGTCGGTGTCGGCATCCGTGGCGTGGGTGTCGTCAAGCGGCTGCATGAGCCGCTGCCACACGAGCCCGTTGTCGCGCGCCCCGGCGGACTCGGTGAACGTGAGGGTGGTCGACGTGGCGCGGGTGAGCGCGTCGGCAGCGTCGGCTTGATCGCTCAGCGTCAGTGTAAAGGCTCGAACGAGGGTGTAGCTGTCCGCCGCTTCCGCAGTGTCCAGGACGGACACACTGTGCCCGGCCCAGAAGGTGACAATGTCTGACGCCGCAGCGGTGTCAACGAGCGGCGACTGTGCCGCGAACAAGGTGTTGTCGGCGGACCCGGCGACATCGGTGTAGGTGACGTGGTTGTCGCGGGTCAGCGCCACATCGTCGACCGCACCGGCGAGGTCACTACGCAAGAGCACACCCGAGCCGGATATCTGCACGCTGTCAGTGCTCGTGGCCAAATCGAGCAGAGGCAACGTGCCGGAGGCGGTGAACGTCGTGGCGTCTGTGGCGCCAGCGTCGTCCTGCGCGGTCCAGGCGATCGCACCTCGGATGGTGGGCGTGGCCGTGTCGGCAGCGTCAACTGTGTCGCCCAGCTCCAGCCGGGTTGCCAGAGCGGCAGCATCGGCGGCCCCTGCCGAATCGGTGACGGCCTGGTGCAGCGACGAGGTGTGCGTATCGCGCGCCCCGGCGTCGTCGGCGGGCAAGGTGATGCTGTACGCGGTGACCAGGCTGACAATGTCGGAGCCAGCAGCAGTGTCTTGCAGGGCCACCGTGGGGCGCAACAGGGCGTCGTCAGAGGCGCCCGCGTCCTCGTCCGGCGCGGTGGCCAGCGCGGCTGCTCTCGCGTCGCTGCTGGCGGCTGCGTCGGTGCGGGCGAGGGTCAGCGCAGCGGTGCGGCTGTCTCCCGCTCCGGCGTCGTCGGCGAAGCTCAACGTGGTGTGCAGCGCGTAACTGTCGCTGGCGCCAACGTCGTCGGCCAGCACGATCGCCGATGCCGTCGCATCAGAGGCGCCCGCGTCGTCGGCAAGCGCGGGGGCCAGCGCGGCTGCTCTCGCGTCGCTGCTGGCGGCTGCGTCGGTGCGGGCGAGGGTCAGCGCAGCGGTGCGGCTGTCTCCCGCTCCGGCGTCGTCGGCGAAGCTCAACCCGGCGCCGGCGGTCACGGTGACCGTGACGGCGTCAGAGGCCCCAGCGCGGTCCTGCCGGATCAGACGAGTTGTGCGCGCGGCGGTGTCGCTGGACCCGGCGCGCTCAGCAGGCCGCTGAACCTTTCGCAGGGCGGCGGTGTCGGTGACCGTACTGGATTCGGCGTAAGTGAAACGCCGAATGAGGGAGTCGGTGGCCCCTGCGGTCTCGGAGAACTTGACGGCCGACAACTTGATGGACGACACGGCGACATGGATGCTGATCGGGTTCGGAGCGACATACTCGGGCTCGAACTCAAACAGGGCGGCAGAAGTCCACGGCGGATAAGTCGTGTTCCAGGTCTGGGCGACCGTCGAAGACACGATCTTGTACTGCGAGCGCACCATGACGTTGGTGGTCGCCGTGCCGCCGGTAGTGCCCGCACCAAGGATCGCCGACCAGGACCCAGCGGTGGTGTCGGCGTCGCCGGTCACGGCGGTTGTGGGTGCCGCCGAGGCGGACAAACCGACAACCAGATTGAGTGCGGCGGCAGGGGTCAACGTGCTCGACAGCGCCGAACTCACTGAAGAGTTGACAACCGCAGTAGAGGCGTTGACCGCGCTTAGGCCAAGGTATTTGAATGCGTAAATGTTGACGGTCTGGGCGGTGGCGCCCACCGTGGTGCCAGCCCAGTCGAACGTCAAGTTGGTCGTGGTCAGCCATGCCGTCGTCAGGCGCGATGTGTAGATGACGCACAAGGCCTTCGGGTACGCGCCTGCCTCGTTGGTGAAGAGACTTTGGGCCCCGAGAACGTTGCCAAGGTCGTCTGAAAGATTCGGGTAGTTCAGGTCTGGCCCTGGTAGCGAGAACCCGACAACGATCAGTGCGACTGACCCGGCAGGGACCGCGAGCCCGGTCGGTACGCTCCACGGGCTCTGGTTTGTCGCCTTGAGGGAGGTGACAGTGCCAGCGCCCAGAAACGTGATCGCATAAGCCACTGTGACCGCCCAATCCTTCGCTGCCTACTGCCTACGCTATGGACAGAATTTTTCCGAGGACGTTGAGGCTGAGGGTGATCGATCCGGTGGGCGGATAGACGGCAATGCCCGCACCGGTGTCCGCGTAGCAAATGAGCTTCTGGGCACTGGTAGCGACGTCTGCTCCACCGGTGACTGCGGACGACTGATAGAACAGCAACGCATGAGCCACGGCGGACGCTGTCGTCGTGAGAGTCGCGTCGGCGGCGGTGAAATTGCCACCGGTGATCGCCGCTGATGCCAGGGTCGCGGAACCGTTGACGACAGCCCCGGCGGCAAGAGCGTCGGCCATGGTGGCGTGTGCCGCGCTGAACGTGTAGGAGCGCACCAGTGCGACTTTCACGGTGGCGGTGTTCAGGTCGTACTCGGCGTTCATCACACCTGTCACGAACGCGGTATAGGGCAGATTGGCCACAGCGGTACTCCTTTGACTGGTCGGGCGGGCCGGTTGCCAGCCCGGCCCGCCATGTCAGATCAGAGGTGCCCTAGCTGCCGAGCTGCTTGTGTGCCCACGCGATGGCCAGAGTGTCCGTCGCGCCCTTGGGTGTCGCCGTGAACACCACGCGGGCGATGGTGTTGGCGGCGGTGCTGGTGGCGTTGCTCGCCGCGTCGTTCACCAGCACGACTTCGGTCAGTGCGGCGTGCGTGCCGACACCAGCGACGAAGGTCGTCTGATACGTCACCGTCCACCCGAGACCGGAGCCCAGGTTCTGCGTGGTCGGGAAGCCCGTGTCGAAGGCGACGTTGGTGCCGGTCAGATAGGTCACCAGCGCCGCACCCGCGCCAGCCTTCGAGGCAGCGGTGGTTCCGGTGCCCAGCTTCATCCCGGTGACCTTGGTGGCGTCGGCGGGTGCGAGCGGCACGACCGCCGAGGCGATACGTGTCACGTGGTACTGGTCGCCCGCGTCGGTGATCAGATTCTTGACCGCCTGCTGCGACTTGATGTTGCCGTTCTTGTCGATCAGTGTGACGACGACGAGGCCGGTTACCTCAGAGGTCTCAACCATGGTGAAGCTCCGTTTCAGTGTGTGACGTTGGTTGGTGGTTCGACGCTCATCGGTCGCCCGGGTCCGTGCCGCGCATTTTGTTGGTGACAAGCCGTGGGGGCTTGGCCTCGCGGGGCGGAGCCGGCGGCGGCGGTTTTGGTGCCTCCGCCACGGGAACGGCGTTGTCGCCCATCGCCTTGGCGTCGCGGTCGTCAAGCCGCATCCGGGTCTTGTTCGCGCCTACGGTCACGTCGTATAGGCGCAGTTCGCTACCCATCGGAGGTTGCCTCCCGCTAAGCAATGAGGGCGGCGGCGTCGCCGTAGCGGGCCGCGTCGCTGGTGTTGAGACGCATCTGTGTGGTGGTGCCGTAGAGAGTCACGGCGTAGAGCTGAAGCGGGCCCCCGGCCACGGCTGTCTCGTCGCTGTCGGGGTCAACCGGCGGGTACGGCATCGGGACCGCTGCGGCGTCCGGGCATGCGCCGGTTGTGTCGCAGATAGGGCAGCGGTCACCGATGCCGTCGTGAAGGCCCGTGTACGGGCGGCCGGAGCGGTACGGGTCGGGGTACACGGGAACCCGGACTTACGGGGTGAGGTCGATGCTGGCGAACGCGGACGGCTGGAGAATGCCGAACGCGGCGCGCATCTCGGCGAGGATGGCCACGAGGTTCTGCACGAAGAACGAGGCGTGACTGTCGCTCATGGTGATGGACGACTGCTCCCGGTCCCACAGGATCGCCTTGCGCCAGTCACCGATCCACGCCTGCCCGACAGGTGTGGCTTCGGACTCGATCACCGGCAGGTTCCACACCGGTGCCGTGGTCGCCCCGGCGAGACCCCCGTTGCTGAGGGTGCCGCTCGGACCGCCGAAGTAGTACCGGCCCGTCAGGTCCGTCAGCAGGTCCAGGTCTTCCACGTCGGCCGGATTCATCACATAGCCGGTGGCGATGGACCGGCCGACCGTACGGATCTTCGTCTTCGCCTTGCGCAGGGTGACCAGCTTGCTCGTGTCGTACGCCTGCGCCTGCACGCCCGAGGTGGCGGTGAGCCCGGTGAAGTTCTCACCGAGACCGTCCCCGGAGATCATCTGGTCTTCCAGCTCCTCTTCGAGCCCGTACTCCAGGAAGTTGTCGATGAGAGTGCGGATCTGCGCCGCGTCGGACAGCGCTCGCTTCGTGATGGGAATCCAGTGCGCGATGGTGCGCACGGGGGTACTGACCTTGACGGTGGCGATCCCCGACTCGGGCTTGGTGCCGTTGGCGGTGGTCGTTGCCTCGGCCACGGGTGCGGCGTTGTTGGTGGTACCGGTCACGCGCACGTATTCGATGTGGTCGGTGCTGGTGGTGCCCGGGGTCACCAGGTCGCGCAGCATCAACGGACGCTCGAAGGGGCCCAGGCCGACCTGGAGGCCGAGGTGGTCCGGCACGAGCAGCGATCCGGCGGACGTGGTGCTGGCGCCGGTCACCAACGCCTTGGAGCGGTTGCGCAGCAAGCTGTCCACGGCGACGGGACGGGTCTGCACGCGGTGGTCCTTGGAGAAACTGCCGCCGGGCACCGACCCCAACAGTTGGGTGTACTCGCTGGACTCGGTGAACGTCTGGCCCAGGCCCTTGCCGCTGCGGCGGGCGTTCGGCACGGCAGCCGGAGCGGCCTTGCCGTCGGCTTCGAGGTCGGCGCCGAGACTGGCGAGGGTCTGACGGACCTTCGCGTCGGCCTGCGCTGTCTTCAGTTCCGTCTTGATCGTGCCCGACTCGTTGATGAGCGCGGCGACCTCGGTACGTTCCTCGGTGGTGAAGTCACGGTTCTCCTCGTCGGCCTTCGTGGCGATGGCCTGCGCCTTGCCGAGGCATTCCTTGAGCCGCTGAAGCAGCTTGTCTGCGTTGTTCATTGGTGGGAACTCCCATTCGTCTCATGCGAAGTGACATCGGCCGACAACAGGTCGATGGCGGTGCGCAGACGAGACTCGGCGGGTCCGTGCCGGGTAGCTGGCGAATCCGTCTTGACCCCTTGGGGTTCCTCGGCGGTAGCGGGCTGGGCGGGATTGGCCTTGCCGTCGTTGCTCGTGTCGAGGGAGTCCAGGACCGACTTCACGTCGGCCATGCCCCCGGCGATCTGGTCGAGTGCGGCGCGTAGCGTCGACTCGTTCTTGGCGGAAAGGGTGCGGCCCGCTTTGCTGGCAGGCGCATCGGTTTTGGATGTGGTCTGGTCCGTGCCGGGGGCGGTCGGGGGCTCGGCGGGCTGGATCAGGCTCAGCATCTGCCCGAGCAGTTCGGCGAGCTGCGGGTCGGCGGAAGCGTCCTTGAGCAGGTGCGCTTTGCGGCGTTCGGCTGCGGCCTTGACCTGTTGGATGGTGGCGGCCGGGTTCGCGGGCACCTGCACCACGGACACCTCGTGCAACTTGAGCTTGCGCAGCTCGTACACGCCTTGGCCGTTGCGCTCGCCGGGGGCCCCGTCCTCGATGTCGTAGGCGAACGACATCTTCCTAACCCGCTTGCCCTTGAGTAGCCGGTACACCTGCGCGGCCTTAGGGTTTTCGAGGTCCAGTTGCGCGGTGATCAGCAGCCCGGCGTCAGTTTCGCTGGCCTGCAACACCTCCCCGATGTTCATGTCGGGGTCCTGCATCTGGTGGCCCCACAGCAGCGGGATCGGGTCGCCGGACGCTGTCCACGACTTGAGGTCGTCGGTGAACGCGCCGGGCATCACGACGTCGCCCACGGCATCGATGTTGTTGAAAACGGAGGCGAGGGCGGTGAACTGTCCTTCTTGCAGGCTCGCGTCGTCGGCGGCGGTGGCCTTCACCAGCACCGCGCACG